TTCTGTTTATATTATAATAATAGCATGATATAGGTTTCTGTCAACCACTTTATTTCATAAAAGTATGGTTACCTAAAGAGCCTATTCTTTCTTTACTATCTGCCCAGTGAGGATATACCAAATTATGTGCATAATAGAATGTCGCACCATGTGTATTATCTTTGATCATCATTGAACCAACCTCTTGTATGTATATCGCAAGTTGTACTGATTCTCTCCAAGCTCTTGCATTACCTTCAATTGTCTGACCAGTCTTTTCATAGTTGGCCCATATAACATCTTTCTGTCCATCACAATACCAACTAAATTTACATCTATGTTTCTTAGGATAATAAACTCTTTCAGAGTCTGCTAGGTCTTTGTGTTGTTTTGTTTTCCATGACTCTCTAACAGGACCTTGCATTACCACTTCACAATAAGTGCTAGGCCATCTTGCATCTTCAACTCTATTACGAGTCACATTACCAACGGCCGCCTTACCACCATAACTTTCTGCTCTGGCTTCGAAGTAGATGTTTTCTGCTAGGCACATAACCTCTGCATGATATTTCTTATCAACACCTTCTTGTTCTAATTCTGTCCACAGGATGTGTTTTGCTTGTGTAGTAAGTTCAGCACCTGTTGTAGCATTAGCAGGAGCAATAGCCCAAGCTAACAAGTATATTGTAAAAAAGTAAAATATAAGTTTTTTCATGTTCTGTTCCTTTTGTTATATTAATAATATAGCATATTATAGAAACCTGTCAACCATAAAAAAAGCCCCATAAACCTTAATGATCTATGAGGCTTTTAAACAAAGGAACTCTAATCAACCTAAGTTTTCGAAGTATCCCGGCTTCCCGGCTCTTATGGGGACTAGTGCTATACCCCTTCATGGTTGATACTACTTCGCATCTGTTGGCTATGTTTAAAGAGTAAACCCGACCGCAACGGTCAAAACCTCTCTGATGCATTTAAAGTCTGCCGACTAATTGACCAGCACGTCAAATTCTTTCTACCACTCATCGTGTATAAACCCTTCTTCATCATCTAGATCGCTGAATGGAATTGCTTCATTAAGTGCATCCTCCGAACCTGTGCGATCGAAACATTGTACGCAGTTCCATTGTTCTTGATCTTCTGCATACTGTCTATCATCAAAGTGCTCTGTGGACTCTTGACATGATCCACAGAACTTCTGTTTAATTGGTCCCATTACGCAACCTCTTCTTTAAGACAACTTCTAGTTAAGATGTCGATGTGATCTTTAACAGCCACCTTCATGTTCTTTTCAAAACCTAGTTGGTCATGTTTTGCATAGTACCAAGTGCCTGTTGGCTTACCTAAGAAGTCCTTGTCGCCAACATCCTTCATTAGATAAATGTAGTCCTCGCATGAGTTGAAACCATTAGCAAGATATTCTGCTTCGTCTTTGTAAATTTTATATCCGCTGTTCTTCTCGCCCCTGTCTCTACCATAGTAGACATTTTGATAATCATATGTTTCAGCATCTCTATTGTCGAAGTCTATTGTGTCTCCAATAAACATTCCCCAAGTACTAGCATCTCCTAATTTGATTGCTTTAGTGACCTTGGCGCTGTTCATCCAATACTCTTCTAACTTGTAGCCAAGTCCTCCTGGGTATCCGTCCCAGTGTTGATAACTTGCTATGATTCTTCCGGACTTTTGTTGTATTCCTATTCTTGCTCTTGTTGCCATTTAGGCCTCCCTTTGTTTATTATTAATAGTAGCATAGGATTCCAGTTTGTCAACCGGAAAATTCAAACTTAATTGTTTCCATAAATCGCCAGTTTGCTTCTTGGCATCTTCTACGGCTTCCCATATCACATCATCATACCAATACTCTTCTTTCTTTTCAATTATGCTTTCAGCATGATCATCTTTGTAATACAATCCACCTAGGTTGGCATTACCCATTTCATGTCCTTTGAAATATGCTTTTGCCCAAAAGCCAAACCATGCATCATAACCTGCATCGATTCTCTTAGCCATTTCATCTGTGTCTGTTTCATCGCAGTACAATTCATTAGGATGTATATCTTCATAGAAGTATCCTACACGGACCTCGAAGCCATCTTTGTTGTGACGGAGATCTTTAACTTCATAGAATTCAGACATTAAGCTACCTTCCATTCAAATTCATCTGTAGACCATTCTGTGTCTTCATAATCAATACTGTCACTATCTTCGTATGGGATACATTCAGCTACTTTAACAGCTTCAAATGATTGTGTTGAGTCTGTGTTATAATCTTGTGCATAAACCTCAACCGGTTCGTTATCATGATATCCTTCTAACCATTCAATTTTTTCTATGCCACCATGATCGATAACAGCATCAACTGCCTGGTCTTTGTTTGTAGCAACCACATCGTATTCTACCCAAACATTGTAACAATGTCTAACTCTAAACTTTTGTTTACCGATATCCTTGTGTGGATTCTCTTTACCGTATTCTTTTTTTGACATTATGCTTCTCCTCTGTTAGAAATTAATACAGCAGACCCTGTAACAAACATTGTAAGTCCAATGCCTGCAAACATTAGCATCTCGCCAATTGTGTTAGCCTGTTCAACGCATTTACCATCACAGTCTCCTGCGGAACCTGCCATCATTACAATACCTACGAATACAAGTAATGTTGCTATTGTGTTTATTATAAGTTTCATTTTGTTCCTTTGTTTTATTTGTTTATATTATTAATATAGCACGATATAGAATCCTGTCAACCATTAATTTATCCGCATTAAATGGCAACATTTTCAGTTATGCTCCATATGGGATCATCCTCATATGCTTCCCAATACAGCCCTTTGTCTGCTTCTAGTTTATACCACAGCTCTTCGATCTCCTTATATTCTGCTTCTAGGTCTTCCCTAGACATCTTGTGAAAGCCTCTAAAGCCACCCTCTAGTATATAAGTGAGAGTTGAATAGTCACCTTCTTTGAAGTCATTGTATATCTTTGATGCTTCAACTTGTAGACATCGTTCAGCCATTACATAGTGTGACAACACCATTGCCCTACTATCTTCATAGTAGGGATCGTGTTCTTCTTGGTCGTTCAAGTTTGCAGGCAATGTGCCTAGTGGATCAAATCGTTCGTTAGCCATTCGCTTGTTCCTCCTTTTGGTCTTCTTCCCATTGCGCCAAGTTCTCTACACAACCCATGTAGTCATCTATCAACTTGCCATCTTCTGTTTGCCAAAACTCTGAGTCTGACTTTGGTGCATCTTCGCTACACATATAACAACGGTCATCCATGTCTTCCCAAACTCCCATAAAGTCACAGCCCGGTTCATAGTAGACAGCACGGATTGACATATCATCATTGTTGGATATGTAATGTTCGTACGCACCGATCGGTGGGGCCCATGCAGTATCAAAACCAAACACCACTCGCTTGTCACCATCGTCTTTGCCAAACAGCTCTTCTTGTTCTTGTATAGATCCATCATAGATGTCACAATCCCATTTGGTAGACCAATTGCTTGTTCTCCAATCGTACCAATTGTTGTGTCCATCCACTACAGGTTGTTTCTTCATCACTTCATCGTCCGAAGTGCTTTGAGTATCTTCTAGCTCTTTAGGCATAGGGTAAAGTGTGTTGATGAACTCTCCCTTCTTAGCACCTTCGATTAGTTTGTCGACCTTTGCTTTGGGTCCTACTATTTCTATATTGTTGTTGCACCAGTTCGGCATATCTGCTCCTTTATAATTGTTTATATATTTAATATAGCATAGGATCCTATTATGTCAACCTCTTTTTGCAAATAAATGCTGAGGTTTTAATAGGGAGCGAAGGTGCGTTGTTTTAACGCACCCCCATGCACATGCTTATGCAACTAATTTTCTATGTTTGTCTTTGCAGTATACATCCAAACTTAAATAGTCCTCACCCTGCATACCCTGTTCGCTACCACCAGCTTCCAATAGCTTGTTTGTGCGTGTGTGTATTCTCTCGTTTATTGCGTCATTTAATGCGCCAGTATATGCAAGTCCACTGCCTTTTACATAATCCAAATGTACAGTGCCTTCCCATATACTAATCTCATTGTCCCCATACTCGTCACTACAGTCAATTGCTGTCTCTAACGTTAGCTCGTCATTTGTTACAGCACAGTCACCCCAATAGCCTGCTTCGTAGTTGCCAGCAAAGCCACCTCCTAAGTTAACACTTATGTAATAAATTTCTCTGTCATCCTCAGCGTCAGTTGTTACTGTTACGTGCTGTAGTGCTTGTAGTTGTTTTACTAATGTGTGCATGTTTGTTCCTTCCTTTGTTATATTATTAATGTAGCATACTTGTGCATTTTGTCAAGTGTTTATTTAAGTTTTTTAATAATGTCCTCCATGTCATCGTTGTTGTACTTGCCACACTTTGTACAAGCAACATCGCCGTCGCAGTTCTCTGTTACAACTTCGCAAGTCCAATCAAAGTCCCCTTCCACTCTGTTGTTAATACAATCTAAACCATCCATACCATCGTATACAAAATGTTCTTCCAACAGTTCCTTAACTTGTTCTAACGTTGTTGCTTCTCTTATCTCAGCAACAGCATCTGCAACGTACTCTTCTTGTTTATCCACAAAGTCTGCATAGTCTCTTTCGTCTATGTGTTTCTCACCGCAGTGTTTACATTTCCAATCACTACATTCGTACACGCCATCTACTATGTCTTTAATTCGCTGTGCACCTTGTTTGCTTGTGCTTACAGTAATCGTTTCTTTGTTGCCTAAAAAATATTCTTCGCCGTCTTTGTAACTTTCCCATTTTTGCATGTGTTTGTCCCTTTGTTATATTATAAATGTATTGTTTTTGTATTGTGCAAACATACTTTTTATGTGCTGTTGCTTTGTTGTGTAACACATACGTGTGTCTGCTTGTAAACGCACAATTGTTTTTTCAAGTTGTGCGTAAGTTTTTATAGGCAGTTTGTAGTATACGGGTTTTGCTGTTTTACTGTTGTACATTATTGTTGTTCCTTTGCTTTTGTTATATTATTAATATAGCACAATTGTGCATATTGTAAAGAGGGTAAATGCATAGGGGACAGTGTAATGTTGTCCCCAACATTACACTTGACAGTTTGCAAAAAGATGTTATACTACGCGGCTTTTGGAAACTCTATCTTGGTTGGTTCCCAGTAGATGCCATCATCGGAATAATGCCATTCACCCTTCATGTGTATAAACAGACCCTCAAGGTCCTCTGTGTTCTTTACACCACTTAGGCGTGTGCATAAAGGATCTCCCAAACCATCAACATGTCCGTGATCTTTTAGGTTCCACTGTGCCAGGTGTACAAAGTACTTGGCAGTTTCTAGAGTTGGTGCAACCTCTTCTAGTTGACGTGCTAGTTCCTCAGCAGTTTTCTTTTGGTACAGCGTAGAGGTAACGTCATATTCGCTGTAAGCCACTCTAAAGTTTTTTATTTGCATGTGTGCTCCTTTGTTCATATGTTTATAGTAGCACCATTACGCAATGTGTCAAGCCCCTAATTGGCCAAAAAGATTTAAATTATTCTGGTTGACACAATAGGAACCTATGTTATTATTAATAATAAGATAAGGGAACAGAAACTTTATCCGCCGGTTGTAATTAACTAGAACCAAATAAATCTAGAAAGATAAAATCGATACTCAAAGGATGGGCCGAACTCTGACCTAAATACCATGGCACATTATATAGTCCCCCATCGACTATATCTAGTGAACCACAACAGCAGTTAGTCTGTTCTTCACGGTTAAACCATTGAAATTATTAGTCTTTTTATCTACTAGATGTTGTGTCGTGCTGTATCGATATGGCACACACTGTAGTACCATTAAGTAGGGTGTTGTTTTTACGCAACACCCCCTCGATCTCTCATGTGCTGTTTGTTGTTTTTGTGCAACACTTTTAGACTAGTTGTTGCATTTCTGCAACACCTCTCAAAATCCTTAAATTCTGAGCTAGGTCCCGAGTCTCTGGAACCTATTCTAAACTCTCCGTTCGCCACCTTTGAACCTCTTTGAAGTCCCAATGAACCCCTTGAAGCCTTTGAGCCCCATTGACGTCTCATTGATGCATTGAAGTCATTGAAGCCCTACAGTGTCTTTGAACCCTTTGAACCGATCGTACTCCAGAGAACTTAATCTCAGACTCTCGGGGCTCTATACGGAGTGTTCCCAAATATGCAACTGATCGCACACCGATGTTCTGGGTACTTGGTTGTNTACGTGCAGTGATCGATGCCCGCCGTAAAGGCCACCCATGTATTGTTATTTACTAGTATATACTCATATAGGCCAACTGTCAACCCCAAAGAGGCCTCTACTACATATAGTGATGGCCACAGCACTGCCCATGAGGCATAGACCGCATGCTCAAGACTAGATATAGTGGTGGCCAAATTAAATGGGGTCATTTAATCATGACTACATGTTGTGGTGGCCTCAAACCCCGTATAAGCTACAGCGGGGTCCCAGGTATAGCCAACCCCTACAGCGGGGTCATAGTGGTTACAGCGTATATAGTGAGTATAGGGGCAATTGATCAGGGGCCCAATCGTATGTGCTACGCCGTGCGTATGAGTTTACGATACGCACAAGAGCACATATGAAGCCGGAGGCTAGATCAGAATGATCTATTTCAGACAGCAACAGCTGATTGCCCCACTATCAGGAAGCGATGATCAATGGTGGTTACACGGTTGATAATGGTTAAGAGGCCATGGTTATAGCGTAGGTAAATTGGTTTTATCGTCTTCAGATACGGGTAATGAGAGACACGGTTTTACCTTTTGGGTAGGAACTTTCTATCCACATTGTGTATACAAAAACAGACTAATCTGTGTAGTGTTTATACCCCAAAATCGCTTCGTACGGTACCTGTAAAATAGCTTTCTTTTTAGTTCATACTGAAAGGATATATGCACAATCCACATTGCTTCACTGTGTGTCATGCATTAATGCTGTGTTACAGTCACTCTAGACTAATAGTGTAGTGATCAAGTGTGTGTATGTGTGCTACTAGCTTATGCCAAATGGGTTATGCTGTGCTTCGTACTGTTCTTTTGTGATATCGTCTATTACTATACAGTCGTAATCTTCACCTAGTAGTTCGTCGAATCGTTCTTGTATCAGCTTCTTTGTTGAGTATGCACAGAATTCTTCTAATACGATATTGCCTTTGTATGCGTATACGAAACAGTAGTGCATTAGAACCTAACGTCCTTGAGATCATAGCCTGTGAATCTATGATATAATTCAGTGAATTTATCCTTGTTACCGAGACCTTGTTCTATCCAACAGCCTGCTAGTGTGGCCATTTTCCAAGGCTTGTTCACACTCATGCTGTGCTGTTCGAACCACTGTTCTATCTCAGGCATGTACTCCAACAGTGCCAAACCGTCATGTGGCTGTGTGCTGTAGAGTATACAAGCGGGTGCCCAATATACATCCTCGCAATAGTGTGTGTTGTGTATGTTACGCATCTGTGTGTGGGTTTTCATTGTTGTGGTACTGCGATATTTGTTGGTATGATAGCGACTCCAATCAACTGCTTCTATGCTGTGTGTGGCTACGTTTGCCCATGCACAACCTTGATACAGCAGATTCTTATAGTACTGTGTGATGTTTTGTTCGTAGTAGCTGACGTATCGACTGTAGCTGGGCTCTAGGTCCATTTCCAATTGATTTAATTGTTCAAGTGTGTGATCTATTTGATCTCTATACATTTAATGTCGCGATTTTCTTTGGAAAATGATGGGAATTTAATTTCTTTGGGTAGGTAGTGTATGTTACCTTGGTTGTCTTCTGCGGATATCTGTTTTATATCCACTATTTTACCCGGATTGTCTGTCCATGCTCCAGTGGCTTGTCCTATCAATACTTCATGTTGATCTGACTGTGTGTGTTCTAGATCCTGCTGTGGATATCCAATGCCTATGCCATATTCCAGTGCTTTCGTACCATCATTTACGCCATCCAATATGTTCAAACGTTTCCACCAATATTCCTTGTCTGGAGGTGAACTCATGTTCTTGTTGAAGCCTGTTGCATAGCCCATTTCCGCGGCCGAACGTGCAATCAAGCCCATTGCCAGTCCAATTGAAGCCAAACAGTTATCACGTCTGCCCTGATATTCTTCTGAACGACCTTCGCCATCTACTTCATAGTTACGCATTGTATCTGGATACTTGCTTACAAAACACATGTAAAAATTAGCACCCATTTGTGGATTTCTCCAACAGCTAGGTGGTGTTGTTGTGGCTGTAAAACCCCATGTGTATTCTAGCATTTCTTTGATTACTTCAGCTTTGCGAATAAAATAAACATCATAATATGCTTCATGTTGTTTGCTTGGGGCATTTTGAGCTATCCATAACCAGTGATCAATATGCTCTTGAGGTATGGATTTTGTTAGGTCCCAATTGCGTTGGCACTTTTTAATAGTATTAATATACTCTTTTTCTTTATCCATACTCATAAAAGTATTTATATTACCTTTTAATTATGCTTTTTATATCAGGATTATGTGCTGTGGAACATTTTTCATTACAGGTTATATAGGATCTATTGTTCCATGCTGACTGTAGCTGAGAAAAATACTTTGAATTTAATATATCTGTTATTGAATCTTGTGAATAAATTGAATGAATTTCTGGATCAAGTCCTTGTGAAAATGATGAAGCACCTTCTTTGAGGCTACGATCAGTCCCCATCCAACAGCAAGGAGTAATAAATCCATGTGCTGTGATAAAAAGACTTCGTTTAATTATGCTATTTTTTTCTAAAGCCTTGCAAAAAATGGTATCTTTTTTTACTGTTGCTGTGGTTTTGGGCATAGAAAATGGTGGTATTTTTTTATTAATTGGTGTATTTTTTATTTGATTGCTAGTATCATGCTGTATATATTTTTTCTTTGGGCTTTTATCAATTTTAATCTGTGGATTTTTTCTGTTGCTGTTGATTATTTTAATAGAATTAAATCCCCAGGCTTTATAATTGGATTCAATTTCATTTAATTGATGTTCATTATGATCAAATACAATAATTTGCCATGTTGAATTACCACCTGCTTGATTATATGCTGTATAATTCTCTTTTAATTTATTCCAATTAACACCTTTGCGATAGATATGATTTGTATCTTCTAGGCCATCTATACCCCATACAACTCTTAAATCAATATTTTTTTGTTTTAATTGATTGCTTTTTTCTCCTAATTGTTTCCACCATTCTCTATCTCTAGTACCACCGTTGGTAGCAATACTAATAGACTTTGCTTGTGGTAGATATTCTACAGTATAATCAATAAATTGCATAATTTTTGGATGTACAGTTGGTTCGTCATAGTTTCCACAATAGTGTATTTCACGTAGACTTTCCCATTTATCATTTGTAATCATTTTTTTGTATCTGTCTATATTTAAATGTGTTGAATTTATGCTGACTGGGTATGGTGATTCTTGTTTGTATCCTTTAAGCCAATCTGAATTTAAATAGTTTACTCTTGCACAATGAGGACAACCAGCATTACAATAATTTGTAAGCTCTATTTGTAAACGTGTAATTTGATCTGTTTTAAGTGCCCAAGACATATAACTATTTATGGAGTGCTAGAATGCATAAACCCCGGACTTAGGATGCATTAAGCATCAGCCGGGGAAAAAATCAAAAACATTTTTTCACAAATGAAGACCTAAAGTCTTCTAAGGTTATTATTGTTTATAACGGTAGCTTAAATTTAAAAGCCTTTTTAAACCTGACTGCCTTGCAGTGCTCTTGGGTTGCTTACTACCAAACATAACCTAAACGAATAAACAAAGTTTATTCAATAAACAAAGTACATCTACGGCGTCTGTTAGCTTATGCTATATGCCTCGTCTTTGTTGTTACTCAAGTAATAATAGTTATCGCCTTGTAGGCTACATAAAAACATCTTAGAACTCTATATATAGAGTTTTAATTCAAAAAAGATTTACAGTTTACCAAAGCCCCATAGTCTTTCTTCACACCACCAGCATTTACCACAATGCGGAGTAATTGAAGGATCTAATTCTGTTTCCTCACATGTCCTTGTTACATTAAATAAAGTGTCCATTAAGTTATACTTCTTATAAAGTTCTGCAACACCTTTCTTATCAATATTAACAAGTATTCTTCCATGTGCTGTGTCTTTTCTTTTCTGTTCTTTATCACGACCTGGAGATGGTTCGTCATTTGGGTCATCAGGTGACCACTGTTTATAAACTTCTATTGGAGGGTTAGCTGTAACACCACTAAACTTACAATCTATAATTTTGTTTTTAGTTAAGATACTTTGTAGTTCTTCCATACGTTCGTTATAATCACTACCGTCTGAATGTATTGTAAAATGTTCTTTATGCCATCTAACATTAGGGAACTCTCTTTTTAACCACCATTTAACTTTAGAAGCATACCATATATTATGAGGTTTTAAACCATGTATGACTGTAAATGGTACAATGGTACAGTCTGGTCGATGATCACGTATGTACAAGCAAATTAGATAGGCTACAATGGATGAATCTAGTCCACCGCTCAACTTTATACCAATGTTTCTTTTGTTTGAATCAACGTTTATTTCTATTGTATCTTGTGATGTTTCTACAATCATTTTTTACCTTTTTACTTTTACATATTTATTATTAAAACTAGTGCAAGAATCCATTAACAGAAGTTTATTAATTAAAGTGGTATGTTTGACTACTACTAAATTACAGTAAATATATATGTAGGTTGAGCAATCTACAAATAATGGGAGAGCAGAGTGGACAAAATAATTTTAACAGATATTGATGGAGTTGTCTTTGATTGGCATACAGCATTCGTAAAGTGGATGGAATTGCAAGGCTATTCTTCTACAGGAGTTATACATCATGACGCAGAAATACAAAACGAGTTTGGTATTTCTTTACAAGAAGCTACTGTGAAAAGAGAAGAGTTCAATGCCTCTATGGCTTGTTCTGTTTTAGAACCAATGAGACAGTCTGAAGAATATATTAAGAAGCTACACGAAGAAGGTTATCATTTTATTGCTATTACATCATTAAGTGATAAACCGATTGCACAATATTATCGTTACCTAAACATTGAAGATTACTTTGACACTGATGTATTTGTTGATGTAAGATGTTTACCAGCTGGCGCACCTAAACTAGATGCTATGATGGACTTTGAAAACAGCGGATTAATATACATTGACGATAGAATTTCTAACTTAGAAGACGCATTAAAGGTTGGATTAAAGCCTGTACTAATGAAACATGCTTACAATATTCACTACGCAAATAAAAATGTACACCAGGTTGCTAACTGGAAAGACATCTACGATTACGTTACACAGACGTACAAAAACAGCAAATAAATACATTTACGTATAGATATATCAATACTAGAGAAAAACTATGACAAAAAAATGGTGTAACGCAGGAACGTCTCATATATGGCTTAGACATGACAGGAAAATAACACCATGTTGTGCCTTAGGTGAACCAATGGAATTTAACCTAGACAAGGACGGAGACTTTCTAAAAAAGATGCAGTCTTCGGAATTCATTAAAGCAATTGAGCCATTAGCTAACGGTCCGTTACCTAAAGGTAGATGCGACCAGTGTCTTTCTCAAGACAGTGCAACAACAACAGAAAATAAAAGATCTAGATCAGTTAGACATAAAATTAATCACTTTTCTAATCCAGTAATTGGAGCTCATGGAAAACAGAATAACAATCCTTTCTTTTTAAAAATTGACTTTTCAAACAAATGTAATTTAAAATGCGTAATGTGTAATAGTAAAAGATCAACCGGTTGGGTAAAAGACGAGCAAAAACTTTCTGAACTTGGTATGTTTCCTAAAAAAGCAATAAGTTCATATGATAAGTTACCAGACAAGTGGTGGTTAAGAAATAGTAAACAATGGTGGGAGTCAGTAACCAAAGTTGAAATATCAGGCGGGGAACCTTTTTATGAACCTATGCTATTTGAATTTTTAGAGTTTCTATTAAGTATAGGAAGAAGTAGTATTAATCTTTCAATCATTACTAATCTTACATTATATAATAAAAATATTGATACTATTTTAAGAAAGTTTAAAAACGTTGACCTATTATGTAGTGTTGATGCTTGGGAACAAGATGTCTATCAATATTCAAGAGGAGGCATATATACTTTAGAAACAATAAAAGAAAATATCAAACAACTATCTAAAGTAGCATCAAGATTAAGTATAGTAGACACAATACATTGTACAACGTATGATCAATCTAAACTAGCTAAAAAATGGATTAAAGAACAAAACCTTGATAATGTATATCATAATGTAAACTATGTATATACTCCAAGACACTTAGATGTAAGATCGGTATTGCCAGACTCTATGTTAGAAACAAATAAAGATATTAAAATTCCACAATCAGGTTTTAAAAAAGAAAAACAATTACAACATAAATTTTATAACTGGATTAATGCACTTGATAAAGTGAGAAACACAAACATACTAAACATAAGACCAGAATTTGAATCTTGGTTTAAAGAAATTGAAACATGGGCAAAGTAATAGCAATAGACAACGATATACAAAATCCTTATTCATTTGAAGTTACATGGGATTTAGGATTAAGATGTAATTACGACTGTACCTATTGTCCTGCACATAGACACAACAATACTTCTTCACATGCAAGTTTAGAAACATTAATTAAAACAAGTAAATTTGTTTTTGAGTATAAAAAATTAATGCAATCACAAATGACTTTTGATAGACAGTGGAATATTGGTTTTACAGGTGGGGAACCAACTAACAATCCAAACTTCTTAGAAATGTGTCAATACATACATGCACAAAATGATCCAGACGTATTAGTTGATGTTACTACTAATGGAGCATTTAGCCAAAAGTATTGTGATAAACTTATAGAAGCTGTTGATTCTATTACAGTAAGTTATCATTGTGAAGCAAAACAAAAGATAAAAGATAATGTAGTTGCAAGAATATATCAGTTACATAACTCAGGAATCAAATATAAAGTTAATTTGATGGTACATGCTAAACCAGAATACTTTGATGAATGTATGAAGCTCGTTGATAGGTTTACAGACGATAATATAAAGTTTGTACCTCGTATCATTGGTGAAAGCTATGAAGATAGTAAGTATGTACATCGATATACTCCGGAACAACATGCATGGTTTAGAAACTATTGGACAAATAAAAACAAAAAAATAAACAAGCCTGATGCAAATAAAGATGCAGAGTATGAATATAAAGATGATCAAAAGAAAGTACAACAACAAAAACAAGTTGTACATACTCTAAAAGAAAAACCAAAAGTAGTAAAAGAAATATCACCAAAACCAAAAGAAGTCAATACAAGAAAAGCATTAGGAAGACCTTGCTGTGGGCAAAGAACTTTTTATACACTAGATGAAGATCAATATAAGAAAGACAATGTAAAGCTAGATACTAATGATTGGAAAAAATCTGTATTTGCGTGTTCAACTGAATATAAAGAATGGTCATGCATGATAAATTGGAATTGGCTACACATTGAACAAGAGTATAATAAAATATTACATCATCAAACATGCAGAGCAAATTTTGGAGGTAAGAAGGGAGAGATAGGAACTATTACTGAGTGTGATCAAATAATAAACAAACTAGAAAAACAGTTTGCTACCGGAACTATGCCAGTGATAACTTGTCCAAACAAAGTTTGTGGTTGTGGTTTGTGCGTACCTAAAGCACAGCATCACGATATAACTAAAGCAATGTTTAAAAAATCAGTAAAGAATCTTACTCCTGTAATAGGTGGTACATTGAATGCATAAAGACTATCAAAAGTTTATTAAAGAACACGGTAATTCTTTTTGTGTGTTGCCTTTTACAGAAATATGTAATACAGCACAAGGACACGGGCAATTGTGTTGTTTTTCAGATACAATAGATTCAGACATGTACAATAATCAAATAATTGATACATGGAAAAATAATAACGTTCTAAATAATATAAGAGAAAAAATGTTAAGTAACAAACCTATTAAAGAATGTCGTAGGTGTTATCAATATGAAAAAGACGGAGCATATTCATTAAGTAAAAGACTTAATCAATCAATTGAAATAGAAAATAAATTTCCGGGAACGGTACAAAAAATAAAAGAACAAGGTGGCTTAACACTTAGAACTTTAGATCTAAAGTTTGGTAACAAATGTAATCTTGCGTGTGTAATGTGTGATGGACATAGTTCTTCCTTACATACAAAAGAAAAGCAAAAATACCCTGTGCCTAATGATCTAAAAGAATTAATAGTATCAACCGGTGAAGACAATGACTTTGATAGAAATAACTTACAAGAGTTATTAGAGCAGGCACCAAACTTACTAAGATTAAAGTTTACAGGTGGCGAACCAACATTATTAGATGGGTTTAAAGAATTTATACAAAAACTTTCACAAACATCATATGCTAAAAACATAGAAGTTATTATTGTTACAAATGGCACAACTGATGTAACTAAATGGATACCTATTTTTAGTAAGTTTAAACTTGTAGATATAAACTGGTCTACAGATGGTATAGGTAGTACATTTGAATATATTAGATGGCCTGGTAAATGGGAAAAGACAAAACAAATACAGCAATCATTTAATGAAACTATTAAACAATATAGTAATATTAAGTCAACACTAACGTCAGCAATACAATTATTAAATTTAGATCAATTGCCAGACTTATTAAAATATGGTAAAGAATATAACTTTACTAAATTTTCACCGGTACTAGTTATGTGGCCTGAAGCACTTAATATTGGTATTGTTCCAAAAGAAATAAGAACACAAATAATAAAAGAATGTCAACCTTACATTGAAACATATCCGCAAGTAAAAAGTTTTACAAGCATTATAGAAAAAGCAAACAGTCATTTAACATGGAAAGACACAAAAAACTTTTTATCCTACTATGATCATATTAGAAACTATTCAGCGAAAGACATGTGTACAATATATAATAAAATTAATAGTAGAGTATAAGAGGATTAAACCCCTTATACTCTTATATAATTTTTGTGTATAGAAAATAATTGACAGCACCCAAAGTATATAACGCGAGTCCCTCTTTGGTGTGCTATAAAAATATTTATATGTATCTCAAAAAATATTAACAGGTAAAATTATATTCATATTAAAAGCCCTATTAATATTTTGGTAGCAGTGATGAGAATTGAACTCATAACTCTAGCTACTGAGACTAACGTGTTACCACTACACTACACTGCATACTATTATTTATAGGTTTCTATGTGTAGTTATACAGCAACTTATTTTTTAAATGGGTTTAATTTTTTTATTGATGAACTAACTTTTGAACCCATGTTTTTAGTTCCGTCTTTAGCTTTATTCATTGATGCTTTAGCAGAACTGCCCATAGCTTTAGCCTTGTCTTGAGCTGTCTTAATTGAACCTTTGATCTTATCAAACATTTTCATAATTTACTCCTTTGTAAACGAACAGTATTTATCATAAAAAAAGCGGGGACTGTTTCCAATCCCCGCCCAAAGTATTATTAATAGTGTTTGTCTAACTAATAAGTTAGCCTAAACTAACCTATTATGTTAATGCTTTATATTCAACTGTAACTACTGCAGAACCACCTGTTGGTGTTGACGCTGAAGCATTAGATTTTAAAAATGCTAATGTAATTGTTGCGCCACCAGCCGTTGCTGTTGCAAACGGAAGGTCAACTACGTATGAACCAGCAGTTGAAACGTCCGCGTCTGCGTCAGCCACAAGTGCTAATGAACCATCACTAACTGTGATGTGATCCACTGAATCACCTGAGAAGCCTGTTGCTACGTGAACAGTTACTTTTGATACATAGTAAGTTGTTGAACCTGCGTTTGGCATAGTTCCAATTGTTACTGAAGAAGCGCCAGTACCTACTGCTGTTCTAATAGTTAGATCATCAACAGTTTGTACAACGTTGTCTTCAACCCATTTCTTAGTAACAAGATCGTCATCGCCAGATACGTTTGCTTCGTAACCATCATAAGTTGTGATTACACCAGTACCTTTTGGAGATAGTGTTAATGAAATGTTTGTGTCGCCACCAGTTGATGCAATTGAAGGAGCACCTGAAGCCGCCGCGTTAGTGATTGAAATTTCGTTGATAGCCGAAGCTGTTCTTTCGAAAATAGCAATCTCATTGTTAGAAGAGTCAAGTACTTTTACTTTACCTTCTGAAGCACCGCCAGTACCACCTTTAATTAAAACGTCACCTGATGCGTGAGCACCTGTACCGTTACCACCTTTGATAACTGCATCACCAGCCGCCGCGCCTGAAGCCGCACCACCTGATACTGTTAAGTCTAAGTTATCATCAGCCATTACAAGTGAGTTACCACCTGAAGATTCAGAAATTACAACAACACCGTCGCCTTGTCCTTTAAGAACTAGGTCGATGTTTGCCGCACCGTCATCTGGATCTGTAGCTTGTAATGTTACTTTGTCTGCCGCATTAGTCATTACCAATTTGATGTTATCAGTTAATGTACCTGAAACTTCAATTGCTGATGTACCAGCCGCATCTCTTAATGCAGTAACATAGTCGTATTGGTTAACTGAACCAGTTGATCTTAAGTATTTGTTTACTGTACCAACTGCTGTTAAACCTGTACCACCGTTTGCTACTGGAGTTGCTCCTGTGATGTCTGCTGTCATATCAACTTTTGCGTATGCTAGAGAACCACCTGAACTTACTTTAAGAACAGTTGAGTTTGCACCTTTGCCTAACTCTGAAACTGTACCGTCACCGTCTGTAGTGATGATAGAGCTTTGTGAGAAAGAAGAGATGTTTGTACCTAAACCACCGTTTGCCGCCGCAACAGTACCAGATAAATCTGATGCCGCTAATCCAGAAGCTGAGAAGTTAGTTCCGTCTGATCTTAAGTATTGACCCGCTGAACCTACGCCGATTTCGCCGCCGTCTGCTTCAACAAGTGAGTTTGTACCGTGACCTGAGATTGAAGTACCAAAGCCACCGTATGTTCTTCCTATTACAGAACCGTTCCATGTACCAGCGGCAATTGTACCAAAACGCATAGTTGCGTCTGCTACTGAAGCCTGGTTAGCTGAACCAGTTTTGAATGTGAAAGAGTCATTTGAATCATCAAAGTTAACAAATGCAAATTGGTCTGTGTCAGCAGTATTTGATCTTTTGATCTCGATACCACCAGCTAAACCAGTTTCTTGTGATGTAGCACCACTGTTTACTTGCATGTATTTGTCTTCTGATGTAACTGTTCCAACGTCTAAAGTAATAGAGTTACCTGAAACAGTTAAGTCACCTGTTACTGCTAGGTCACCAGTGATAGCCATTGAACCATCAATAGTTGCTGTTGAACCTAATGTACCAGTTGAGAAAGTAGTAACACCAGTGATTGAACCACCTGTTACTGCTACGTTATTAGCCGCCTGTGTTGCAATTGTGCCTAAACCTAAAGAAGTTCTTGCTGTTGCACCTGATTCTAATACGAAGTTTGAACCGTCACCAATAATGATGTTACCATCAGTTGGAGTTAAACCTGCGATATCAGCCAATTGTGCGTCAAATGCCTGAACATTTGTACCAATAGCCAAACCTAGGTTTGTTCTAGTTGCATCAGAGTTAGCAAGTGTAATTGCACCTGTGTCTGCCAATGTAGCGTCACCTGACATAGCTGAATCAATCCAAACAGAGTTGCCTGTGTCATATAATAACATAGAACCGTCTGCTGGTGATGTAATGTTTACGTCAGATAATTCACCGATTTCGTTTGATGAAGCAATTGAGGCATCAACATACGCCTTAGTAGCCGCATCTTGAGCGTTCGATGGATCTGCAACGCCTGTAATAGCCGCTGAACCCATTGCCGCACCTGTGAAAGTTGGTGTGTCACCAGTGCCTAAGCCTAGTGATGTTCTTGCTGTGTTGCCGTCTTCTGCTACGAAACCTGAAGCTGAACCTACGATGAATTTACCGTCTGTGTCTGCCAAGCCTGCAATAGAAGCCAACTGTGCATCAAATGCCTGTACGTGAGTACCAATAGTTAAACCTAATGATGCTCTTGCTGTTGCGCCTGACTCTAATACAAAGTTTGAACCATCACCAATGATGATGTTTCCGTCTGTTGGAGTTAAGCCAGCAATGTCAGCCAATTGTGCGTCAAACGCCTGTACGTCAGAACCGATTGCTAAACCTAAGTTAGTTCTAGCATCAGCGGCTGATGAAGCGCCTGTACCACCGTGTGCTACGCCAATATCAGTTGCATTCCAAGTACCAGTTGAAATAGTACCTAAAGTTGTAAGTGATGTTTGACCTGCATACGTTGATTTAATTCTAAGTGCGTCTGAGTTGATTTCAAGTGATGAATCATCTACATTGGCGCTCAGTGTGTTACCAGTTTTGTCTAAACCGTTACCAGCTACAATTTGACCTGTACCTGAGAACTGAGTAAACGCAATTGATGTTGAACCAACTGTGATATCATCATCTGTTGAGATAACGAAACCAGAGTCAGCGTTAGTTGAACCTTCTTCTACGAAGAAGAAAGCACCAGCAGTTACTTCTGAGTTCTCATCGAAATCAGTTGCTCTTGCCGGAGATGCACCTGCTGTGTAGATACCGTTTTCAGAACCAGTAGTTTGGTTCTTAACTAGTACTCTATCACCGTCTGCAAGTGTTACGCCGTCGATTGCGTCACCTACATTTAAGCCAGTTGCGATAGTTATGTTGCCAGTTGTAGCCGCACGTACAGAGTCTTTTACATCAAGGCCTGATTTAGTAGCATCAACATAAGATTTTGTTGCTACGTCAGTTGCGTTTGATGGAGAAGCCGCTCTGATTTGTGTTAATGTACTGCCGTCAGTTGTAAATTTGAAAAATGCTGATGATGAATCGTATACCAATCTACCACCTGATTTACCAAATTGTACGTCTGAGCCAATACCAGCTAAACCGAAGTTTTTAATGTTAGCCATTATAAATTCTCCCTTTAATAAGCTATATTATATTTTAACGTATTTGGGAGGGTCTGCCTCATTGTTATATAATCCACTTTCGTTCGGAGTGGTTAGTTATATTTATTATATAGAACAACAATTAAAATGCGTATATTAAATACTATTATAACATAATAGAAATTCTAATTGGTGTTCAAGCCATAAAAAAAGGGCCATGTTGCCACAGCCCTTTTTAAACTTCGTTATTTAAAAGTCTTAAGCTATTGTTCCGTAGTCGTAATTACCACCACTTGAAACAACTGCGTCAGCTACTGATCCGTAATCCATAAAGTTATGAAGAAAGCCCATACCTGCCTCACCTGCACCTAAGTTGTGCTGTGGGAAAAGTGAATCTGCTTCAGTTACTAAACCGTAATTATTTAAATCAGTGTGCATAGGATCAAAAACTCTTCTAACGTTTGAATTAACGTCTAAGTTTCTTACCTTTACATTCGCTAATGTTTTAAGGTTAAAATATCTCATGTTTGCCATAATTTATATCTCCTCTACTACATTAAGTTCACTAATACTTCAATAACACCTGTTTCGCCGTCAAAATCTTCCATTGCTTTACCAATCATATGACCTGCTTTACCTTCGCCCGCCATAGCGTGTCCCGCCATTGCTGATGAAGTTAGTAAGTCACCTTTTTTGATCGAACCTGTTACTTTACATGGCACTCTACCTGTAAGTGCTACGTATGGATGAGTTGCGTCATCGCCTGCTTCTGAGTTCATCATGTAACCTGGTGCTGAAGAAATAACGCCTGCTACTCTGTGATCGTATTCTGTTGCTGACATTGAAACTTCTTTGTCACCACCAAATACCATTACTGTACCTGCGTCGTATTGTGCATCTGCTTCGTATCTCTCAGCCAAATCCGCATATCTTGCCGTTGTTGCTGTTAATGTTGCAACGTCGGCTCTGATGTTTGCGTATGAGGCAATAGTTACGTTACCTGATGTTGTACCGTCTTCTGTTGTGTTTACAAAAGAAAACTGATCTTCTGATTCGTCCCAAATCATACCAACATTAGTCAAGTCACCTCTTTCGATGATGTGACCAACGTCTTTTGCGTTGTTACCTGTTGTACCGTTGTTTAATACGATCAACGAATCGTTTACTACTGTGTTAGTAGATGATATTGTAGTAGTTGTACCTGATACTGTTAAGTTTCCTGAAATGAATACATTTCTTAAACCTGCAGATCCAGAACCTAAGTCTACTGTGTTATCAGTTGCCACTAATAAGTGTGCATTGATAGCCGTTGTACCTAAGTTATCAAGTTCTATTGTAGATAGCTCGTGACCACCTGCTGTAGAACCATCATGTACGTGGATCGTATTTCTTGTAGTGTTAACAGTTAATTCTCCTGCTAAACCTGTAAACGAACCATGCTCTGCCGCAGTACCTCTACGTCTTTGAATTGCATAACTTGCCATTGTTAATTGCTCCTATATCGATATATTAGCAACCTATAAAGATTGCTTCGTTGTTGTTTAGAAGAGGCTCGCGTTCTTCCTCTTCATGATTATTTACTTGCTTTCTTGGTCATATTAAATTATAATATAACTAGTTTTAATGGTATAAATATATAAAATAAGGTAAAAAATGCTAGGTTCTGATGAAAATATAAAAATAAGATTAGTTTGGGACAACTGGAGTGACAATGGAACTCCAATGCCTAATGGTCTACATCCAAAATATATCAAAGAATGGGACACAAAATGGAAGCATCGTTATGATATCAACGTACTTACTAGATTTATACCACTAGAAAGATACAACAAGGGATTTTTTCCATTACTCTCTGCTCAAGCAGGAGTGCATGTTCATAACATACCACCAGAAGATATTGCTGAAGAAGTAGGAACGTTAGATTGGTATGTAATGGAACCAAACCATATGGACATATCATTACTAACAGAAAATATGTTTGGTAATATCAACGAATACACACTTGATATGATTAGACGTGGTGCTGTAAAACTTGTATTATATTATGCCTACGAAGCTTTCCCAGTAAATCAAGTTAATTGGATTAATATTATTGAAAGAAGTTTAGGATGGTTAAAGATACCAAAAGAAAATTTCATATTAATATTTGGAGATCAAAAATTTGATCAGAATTATGGCAAATACATAAACTCTGGACAAGGTCCTTTTTATGAGTATTACTTACAGAATGTTTTTACATTTGATCATTTTGCTTGGGAGTTTTCAGATTATATTAAAAGTCAAGTTATAGGTAAACCAGACGAAGCAAAAGAATTAGTACCAGCTACTGAAGAAACTAGAGATAGAATAAGACCTAAGAAGTTTTTATGTTTGAACGGCGGAGGAAGACCTCATCGTAAATTTTTAATGACAGAGTTTGCTCGTAATGATTTGTTTAAAGACAGTATAGTAAGTTACCTTAATAAGTTTGATATTCCGTATGAGCCAGATCAATTTTGCTTCCAGCCTGTTGTAAAAGGACAAGGTGATCAACGTTTAATGGATATGATTGACTTCCACAGAAATTACAAAATTAAAGAAATGAATTTAGATGTTGATGCTACACAAGATGCTTGGCATAACAGAGGCATGACAGCTCAGCACTATCTCGATACTTACTTTAATGTTACTACTGAAACTTGGCCTGCAGAGCCAAGCTTCTTTGTTACAGAAAAGATTTATAAACCAATAATGAACTTACAACCTTTTATATTATTAGGTCATCCGGGATTACTTGCATACCTAAAAGAAAATGGATATGAAACATTTCCAGAAATATTTGATGAACACTATGATGAGATACAAGACCATCCTCAACGTTTTTACAACGTTATGCAAAACATTATTAGAGTTTCTGCAATGCCACAAGAAGAATTACACGGCTTGTATAAACGTGTATGGCCAAAGTTATTACACAATAGACAGAAGTTATTAGATCATAGTCATGCCGAGTACTGGAAAGAACTTATTAAGACTATGAAAGAAATTAAATGAAAATATTAATGACTGGAAATGCTAACTACGGGTTAGCAGAAAAGTTCTCAATAGTTTGTCCAAACACTGACTTTGCAAGTAGAACAAACAATTATGACTTATGTAATAAAGATAGTCGCATTAGACTTGCATACGACAGCTTAGGATATGATGTTTTTATTAATGGTAGTGCATTATATCAATTTAATCAGTCATTAGTTTTAGAAACAGTTTGGAAAACGTGGAAAGAAAATAACAAGCAAGGACACATTATCAATATTGGATCAACAGTTGATCGTTCAACTAAAGGTGCTGAGTGGATTTATCCTCAAGAAAAGAAAGCATTAAAAAGTATGAGTCATCAGTATGCTATGTTAGGCATATGGGGTGGCAGTGGTATTAGAGTTAGTTATATTTCATTTGGTTCACTTGAAACTAAAAAAGTACATGAAAAACATCCTGATAGAAAATTAATGAATGTTACTCAAGCGGCAGAATATATTAAATGGATTATTGATGCTCCTATAAACATTAATATTAATGAGTTACATATGGATCCAATACAATGACCAATATATTTGATAGTAGTGCAAAGTGGTTGCAAGAAAACAAGATTGGCATAGGTATATTTGATATTAGTGATAATATTAAAGATGAGACATTAAAAAATTCTAGCGACAACTGTTTAGACTTTTGGATAAACGGGTTTAATAATACACTCCATACACCCTTAATAGAAAGAAACAAAGATGCAAACAAATTATTATCATGGGCAGTAAACAATGACTTAAACTTTATTGTTGTAGGTGCATTAGGTATTACATTCCAAGACAATGATAAACATTTCTTTTTAGAGTTGCAAAAGTATTTTGAAAGTATTGATACTAGTAAAATAGCAATACTAGGACATATATTAGATAAAAAAGATATGTTCTATCAGTTACATCATCAAACTTTTATTGTAAATATAAAATGGTGGAAAGAACAAGGCTGTCCAGACATAGGAAATAAAACTGCTGAACAAAAAGAATTGCCTAAAGTAATTAGAAGTATAGAAAATCATCATGATGATTACACTCCCCTTTGGATTAAAAAAGATAATGGTACTGAACAACATAAAAATTTAAAATTTGGTTGGAATATTATATCAAAAGCATTAGACTCAGAATACACTATAAACAGTTTTAATAAAAATCTTAGAATATCAAAAAGATATTTCTATCCAGATGTTATATCAGATAAACAATCACATTTTAAACTTAATACAAAATGGGGAGACACCTTAGGATATTCATACGAATGGTTAAAATCTAACGGAATAGCTTTTGGAGTTCATGACTGTAGTGATGACGTTAAAGATGATATACTTTTACAATTTTCTAAAAATATTATGGAGCATTGGATAGTAGAGATATGCAATGATTACTCTCCTAGCCTTGATGAAGAAATTGTTGCTATAAGAAAAAAAATTCGAGACTTATTTGATTGGGCAATAGAAAATAAATTTAAATATTTACTTGTTGCACCAATTGGGAATACATTTAAATATAAAGGACAAGAGTTCTTTACAGAATTAAAAAACTTCTTTGATAATAGTATTTCTTTTGTTGGGCAACATGATGATGTATTTTTAATTAACTTAGAATGGTGGAATGAACAAGGTAAGCCAAACATTGAGAATTTATCAAAAGAATGGCCACATAAATTAAAAAACAATATATCAAGAGAGAATCTATTTAACAATGATGACATAACATCATCTATACATAGAATGACACAGACAAATATTCATTTTATTGCTAACACTGAAGACCCTAAGCCAATTTCAAAACATGCAGGAGACTTTGATTCAATAGTTTGTACGGCCGGTGGGTTGACTCCAATTACTCGTGCATGGAGATCAAATTTAAAACCAGGAGGTCAAATACTTGTAGTTGATACTAGCCACCTTGCATTAAAATACTCTAAGGATCTATTTGATGATGTAGTATCTGACAAAGTTGATATTACAAATATAACCAAATATCTTAAGCAGTCAATGTTAGATTATGCACCTGATGATGAACGTTGGCAAGTAGCAGATGTAGATATATTTCAATCACAAGACAATATAGATAAAATGCAAGAGCTTATAAACTCATTTGCGGGAGATGGTTTATTAAATTATGTTAAGAATATTTTACCTCAGTTAGAAATTAATTGGTTGCATGAAGATTTTTTTGATGTAGAAAGAATATCAAGAAGATTATTAAACAGAACTAAATCAAAAGATAGAGTTTTACTATTTTTTTCAAATGTGTACAGTTACTATAACACAGCATGGGTTTATAATTTTAGATTAAGAGAACATTTATATAGAAAGCTACTTTTAAATTTACAAACAGGCGCACCTAATAAATTTTGGATTCAAAAAGGTAAAACAGTTACATCATTAGAAGAGTCAATTAACTTTTCTAAAAAATATGAAAATAGATTAAATAAATTTGTAAACTGGTACAAATAAATATTAGCATGAACATTGAAGATTTTATAAAAGATTGCAAACAGCATTCTCATTATCAACACATCAAAACTAAACCAGACGAGTTTAATAACTGGCAAGGTGATGAAAAACTAACATGGAAGTATGCTAAATGGATCGAGCAAAATAGTAATGCTCCGACCCTTAAAATGAATATAGCTGTTCCGCATTTAGAAGAAATGGCTAAAGAAGCCAATGAAGTTATTGTTGACTCTGTTAAACATAGAGGCAACACACACCCGGGATGGGAAAGTATTACACTTCATGGACAAAGTTCTACGCATACACAACCAAAAGAATATTATATCGAGCAAGGAGAGTTTACTTTAGAAAATTGTCCTCCGTATGATTGGACTTCAATAGCAGATAAATGTCCTGCAACTGTCGATTGGTTAAAAACAAATTGGCACTATCATAGATTTCATAGAGTAAGATTTATGTTACTAAAGCCAGACGGATATATTAAACCACATCAAGATTACAATACAAGAAGACTTGCCGCATATAATTTTGCTGTTACAAATCCTCCAGGAGTAGATTTTGCAATGGAAGAAGCAGGATTAGTGCCGTGGCAACCAGGCGACGTTAGAGCTATTGATATTGGTAGACTACATGCTGTAAAAAATAATAGCTCACAAGATAGAATACATATGATTGTACATGGAAATCCAAATCATCATCACAATGAATTACTTTGTGAAAGTTTTGATATGTTAATGAAAGAATTAAATGCAGATAACACAATGGAATTGTAGCAGTCAAGATAACTTCGACGAAGCATATCTAGAACAAGCATTAGAAAATAGTAACTTATGTTTATTGCAAAGATGTAAAGATCGTTTCCTTCATGTTGCAATGAACAAGTTTAATAATTATTTTAAAACTAGCCACAGTGCTGATCGTAGTTTGGTAATAGGTTCAAACTATGAAATATCTGATCAAAAACATTTTGAACTGCCTACTTATAATCACATTGACATATACAAATATGACTCCAATCAAGGAAGTATGGCACAGTCTATAGTTATAAAAGACTTACAGATAATAAACTTTCAAATAGCATTTGAAGACCACAGCATCAGTAGACAATGGACTTACGATGACTTTGAATATATTTTTGAAAACATAGTTCAACATGACAACTGCCTTATGGTAGGTGACATACATTATGAACCTGACACTCCTAAAAACTTTGAAAGTCTTATTGAACAACACAATTTTAAAAATAACACAAACAACATTGTTACATTTTCTAAAATTGTTGATGGTGTAGCACATGGATTCCGACACGACAGGATACTAACAAAAGGAAAAGTCGACGTACATAACATACAAACTTTTGCAAAGCCACATAACCAAGGCAATGCACATTGGATAATAAATTATAATGTTTAAAACATTGGCAATCACAATAGTGTTATGCACAGTTTATACAATATACTGGCGTAACTTTGAAAGTGTATTACTTTTTATTAATAACATAGTTTAACTACTGGACTCTATACTCTTAAATAGTTATAGAGAGGCGGTAATCATTATGTTGTTTAGAATCTTTTTTAAAGATGCATACAAATGGTACGAAGCAAAAACGTTACAATCATATAACAATGATGATGTTAAGCCGCGAGTCAAACGCAAGAAGTTTTCAACATTAAAAAGAAAAGCACCCAAAGTTCCAGAATACACTTGCCCAATCATTGATAGTGTGCTAGATGATTTAAGTTCAGATCCAAATATCAAAGCAAGTAAATTTACTAAAGTCAAACGCAAGATGGAAAAACTAAGAACAAAAAATGAATTACTACGTGAATCCGGCATCTACTGGTATGAGATTGCTAAAGGTGTCTTTACTGGCAAATAACACATGAGTTTACTCCATTACCTATGCACTTAAATATTAGTGTAGGCTTAAACATGGCACGAAAAAACAAACGATCAAAGAAATACCGTGACAACATAGACTTCACACACGATGAAGTTTATAAATCAACATACAAACAGATCCAACCTCGAAATGAACAGCAACGTCTGTACCACAGATACTTGAACGACTGGAGCAAGGTCATATTGATCGCCCTTGGCCCTGCAGGAACTGGTAAGACATATCTGGCAGTACAGGAAGCAGTGGAATCGTTCAAAGCCAAAGACATTGAACGCATTGTTATCACAAGACCTGCTGTGAGTGTGGATGAAAAACATGGATTTCTACCTGGTGGTTTGGTGGAAAAGATGGCGCCATGGATAAGACCTATAGTAGACATATTTAGAGAACACTGGTCACCACGCCAAACGGAATACTTCATGAAGCAGGAGAAGATAGAAATTGCACCATTGGCATACATGCGAGGCAGGACTTTCAAGAACTGTTGGATCATCGCTGATGAAATGCAGAATGCTACTCCAGAACAAATGAAGATGTTGCTCACAAGAATAGGTGACAACTCACGTTTGGTGGTGACTGGTGACTTACAACAACATGACCGAGGTTATGAAAAAAATGGTCTACAAGAATTTATAGAACGATACGACCAAGATCCACAACGTTACAATCTAGTAAACACAGTCAACTTTGGACAAGAACACATCGAACGCCACCCTGTAGTGAGCCAAGTGCTTGACATCTACAAGTAAGGCGCTCGATAAAGTATGATTAGCTAATCATACAAAGTTTTATTTTAATTTCCCAGTTCTTTTCTTTACATCTTTTTATAAAATGTCTACGAGCTTCACCGGTCCATTTTTCCCATGCACCTGTTTTGATATCAGTTTCAAGAGTTTGCTTTCTCTTTATTGCATTGTTTTCATTGGGTGAAAATGAAGTAAAGCCTTCTACTGGATTTGATTGTTTTGGGTTGATCCCATACACTATTGTTGCTAACATGTTTACCTCCTGTGGTTTATGTTAATATGAGCTTCATTGCTCAACTATATTTATATAATAGCACATATTATATATTTGTCAACCAAGTAAATAACAGTATGGATATCATAAAACACCTAAGATCTAAACCTCTTGTACACATCATATCGGAACCTAGGTCGGGCAGTAATTCATTGTATTGGTGTCTCAAACACAATACCGTACAAAACAAAGAACTTTCGGTAAAGTTTTGGCATCAGAACTCTGCAGAACACAAAAATACAATACCCAATAGGCTAAACAAAAATGAACAGCTTGAACTAGCTCACAACAATGTATCTGGACTTTGTGGATACATCAACCACAACCTACAACAATCAAAAGTTATCAAAAATCATCTAGTAGACATGCAGGACTATTCACTTCGCGATCAACAAAGGCTATGGCAATTACCTGCATACAAAGTAGGACTATCAAGAAGAAATCTATTTCAACAGGTATTAAGTCGTTGTTTGGCCAAACTCACAGGCATATATCACATAGACGAATCACTTGGAGATCATATGGTCCCTAAAACGATTGCACCAGAATTTTTCCTAGATCACCTTGCTAAAGTATCACACAGAAAGCAAGAACTACACAAACACAAATTGCGTTTCCATCAGTTCATCTATTACGAAGACATCGTGTTTCCTGCACACATGGACCAATACAAGTTTCCAGACAAGTCCATCACAGTCAGCAATATTGCCGAACTAGAACAGCTATACCAAAAACACAAGGCGTAGCCTTTACTTGCGGATTTATCCGCATTTAGGCCCCTCGGCGGCTATGCAGAAGTAGTAGAGCATCGTCAACCAATATGTATGCGTATAGATCACTCTGTAGCACATGTTCAACTCTAATAGGTCACATGCCTAATTCAACTCTAGGACTCAATACAAACTACCGTCAGAACCGCTCAATTCAGATTAGTTTGCCACATCCATCGAGTCAGAATATTCTCGAGTATGTCTCTACTCTGTTACATGTTATCCATAAGGCACCACGCACTATCCACTCGCCATTCACAATGTCCTCCACGTGATGTTGCAGTAGGGCCGCAGTGATGATCTGTGGTGTACCTTGAAGTTTATCTCCAACAGCGTCANGAACGGTGGCATAGTGTAATGGGAAAACGAATATGAAAATCACGAAGTGATTTGATGTTGAGTTTTACATTAAAACAGGACTTCCTAAAAATTTAACCGCACATACAATTATAATACAATATTCGCCGGTCTGACCACCCGATAAATATTATGTAGTATTAGAAGTAGAGGGATTTGATATGAAACAGGGAACACATTATTTTCACGTACCAGAATTAGATATAACAGAGAGCAAACGAAAAACACTTGTTAAACGTTTTGAAATATATCAGAAGTTTAATAAGGGTGGAGATTGGTATGAAAATGCTGATGGTACTACATCACAAACTTTTAACTATTACCCAAGTGGAAAATCTACACTAACAAACATATTCAACGATGAGCAAATACGTCATATGAAAAATATATGTAAAAGTATTCCAGGTAACCCACAAACAACTGAACCTTTTGACTTCTTACATTGTCAAGGAGAAGTTTTTAAACATATAGATGAATTAAGATCAGCTGTTATTACAGTGCCGTTACTGTTAGATAATGATCACGGTTTACAATTTTGGAATGATGACGGTACTGAAATCATCGACTACTTAAAATATGATTACAAAACTTATATTTTTAATTCAAAAACACTACATGGTGTAAATACATCTACTGAACCAAGATTGTTCTGGCAAGCAAGTATATTTGATGAAGTTGCTAGTTTTAGTGAAATAAGAAAAATGTACGAAACTGATCAGTTATTCAAAGATAATCAATAATTAAAGTCGTTGTACAAAGTATACTTTGCTGTAAGCTCTTCGCCTGCTTTAATTGGCTTTATCGTTTGTAGATACTTTACAGGAAGTTGATGCCAAAATCCATTTACATTTTTACAGTTGGGTTCATCTGAGTGATTATAGAATGCACCCAAGGCAGTTCTAATGCTACCGTGTGGGAAGTTTTTATCTAATACGTGTACAATACCTAGTATTGTCCATGCATCAAAATCTTGTGTAGCAAACAAGCCAAGGCCTTGCACCTTTGACTCTTTGATAGTTAATCCTTCTGGTAATGGTCTATACATAATATTAATACTTATTATATAATAACTTATCTGTTAATGCAAGAAAAGATTTGTAAACAGATTAGTTAACACCATATGTTGCATGTTTATATAGAATCCTACAAGCCTAAATACTATTGACTTTACTAAATCTATATGGGAGTAGTAGACATGGATAGAAACATCATTGAGCAATTAAACGACAGAATAGACGAACTAGAACAAAAGATCGAAAGACTAGTTGATCTTTTAGAAATGAATCACGAGTTCGAAGACCAAGATTACGATTCAGATTACAGCGAAGAAGAGTTAGACGAGTGTGAAGAATGCTACGAAGAACCTTGTGGCTGTGATAACGAAGATGACGACAACGACTTCGAAGAAGACGAAGACGAAGACGAAGACGAAGACCAAGACGAAGATGACTTTGAGTACGACGAAGACGACAAAACTTATAACTAATTTATGTATAAAGGTAGGGTATTAATTTACCCTACCTTAATTATTTGCTTTATTTGAAATATCTTTTTCAACCCGTGTAACAGTTTTCTTACTGCATATTCTTTTACACATTTCCATATTTTCAAAATTATCCATTATTTTTTTAAATGCAGGACCGTTTATTATTTCTTTATATGTATTTTTGTAAATGCTCATTGACTCGGCATCCTGCTTTGTAATTCCTGCTTGATCAAAAGTCCATTGTTGGTCAACTCTCATGAAACAACATGGCAAAAATAATCCTTCACTAGATATAAAATTAGCATAATTTTTTACGTTCATACATTGTGGATACACATTTTCTGTTTGTACAATGTCTACTTCATCTTTAGCTAATGGCAATGTTCCGTATGATCTTTTTGCTTTACTACCTTCTGGTAGCTTAACTATGTCTATTGCATTAGACTGTTTTATTTTAGTTAGCTCTGCACCTGCTTCTCTATTCCATATATATTTTGGCTTTGGTTCTTCTTTTTTACGTTTTGCCAATACTGCTGTTCTTGGAGTGATATTAATTGTTAAATCTGTTACTTTTGTTTTCCAACTATCAGGGCCACTTTTTAAATCATTTACATACAATTCTAATTGATCTAGACTTTGATTAAATTCTTTTTTATTTACTAATTGTCCAACTGGTGCTCTATGAGTATCAATCAATTCAAAATATGTAAACCCAATTTCGTTAGCTATATCAAATGCAGTCTTCATATCGTTGTAAGAATTGTTATATTTAAAAACAATGTATTTCCATTTTATACGTCTATTCTGTTTTGCTAGTATTTCTGTCCCAACTTTAATACTTGGCCAATCAGCATTGACTCTATATTGTGTAAAGTTTTCTGGTGTTCCATCTAAACTAAATGTTATTAGATCTGAATTTGTCATTAGGTCAGCAATTTGTTCCCAGTCTTTTGCTTTTCTATAACTACCGTTGGTGTCCATCATAAAGTTAATATTGGCTTCTTTGATTGCTTTTAAGGTCTTTACAAGGTGGGGATGATACAATCCGTCACCGTAGGCTCCAGTTAATAGTATTTTGGTTACTGGTAGTAGTTTTAAAAAGTCTATTAATTTATCAGCATCTATATGTCCGTTATCCCATAAATGTCTTTTGTCTGCTTGAAAGGTACGGGGACAGTTAGGACATTTAATTGTGCATTTACTAGTTAACTCTAGCTCTAAAGTATTAGACTCAGGGAATTTCATAATACATGTATTTATTATTATGAATGGTAGGGTAATATTACCCTACCTTTTTTTATGATTTATAAGAAAAATAAAAGTAACATAGATAGCATTGTAATAACAACTGTAGCAACTGCAACTATTCCTGCTACAGTATATACTTTATTCATCATTTTTTAACTTTACCTTTGCCTGACAGGTATTTAACAGTGTGTGGCTCACCAAATATTTTTATGTATAATTTTGTAATGAAAGTTGTAATTTTGTTTATAAATTTTGGCATTTTTAACTGCTTATGATTTTATTATAACATATAAAAATAATTTTGCAATACAAAAAATTAGTTGTTATCCACAATTGATTGGCCTGCCCGGCAGGATTCGAACCTGCAACCTACGGTTTAGAAGACCGTTGCTCTGTCCTGTTGAGCTACGGGCAGACAATAACTTACTTTTTCTTTTTCTTTTTACTGCCCCATCCGTATTTTTTATTAATAGTTTCTGGATCTGACCTTCGCATAGGTGGACAAGTTGTTGGTTTATTATTTTTTAACCATTTTTCAATTAAAATTTTATCTTCTAATGTTATTTGTGATCTAGTCAATTTAGTTAATCCTTATGTTTGGTGCGAGTGGAGGGACTTGAACCCACACATCATGATTGATAACGGATTTTAAGTCCGTTGCGTCTACCTATTCCGCCACACTCGCTTTTAAATTATGATCTAACGTTTCCGCGATCTTTTTCTATTTGCATATAGAAATCGTTAAGCTCGGAAGTAATATTTGGTTGATGTGTAACTATGTGGTCAATTACAAATTGTTTAAATTGTTCATATGAAGGAACTGTATACGATCCCCAATCAGGAACTTCTTTCCAATTTATTTCATTCTTGTTTGCATCAAGGACTACATGCATATTTTTGCGTGTATCTTCATCTTCATCATATTCAAGTACATAGGTGTACCCAAGATAGGTATAGTATTCTTTGTATGAGTGCATGACAACCTCTTACTATTGCTCTCTAACTGTATGCATTATTACATAGGTATTTGATCTTGTCAACCACTTTTGGCCAAATAAATACTACAAATGGCAAATTCAAAAAGTTTTCATACACTTGTTAAACAAAACAAGATAGAGATTATAAAAGCATCTGATCCTGCAAAAAATCTTATTGACAAAATTTTTAAAACTTCTGCAGAATGGATAGATAAAGATTACAAAAACCCTGTGCTTGTTTTTCAAGACAAAGACTTTATCTATAAAGTATTCTATCATGATATAAAAATAAATGGTATAACTTTGAAAAATCAGAAACATACAATTGATATGTATATAAAGTTTTTTAAAAACTATAAAGGTGACATGCAATTAAAAAATTACTATATCGATACCCAATGTTCTATTTTACAACTAGTTAAGTTGCCTGGTGAAACATTAACTAATTTAAAAGGTGATATTGACTTAACCATACATCAAGCTGGAGAATGGTTTGCTGAGCAATGCAAACAGATACATTTAGCAGGTATAGATTGTGTAAAAAAATATAAAGAGTTTCAAATAGAAAGACATATATTTAATAATGGTTATTACTTTATATTTTCAGATTGGAATCCTGATAATATTTTATATGACCAAACAACAAACAAATTATATCTTGTAGATCTGCAACCAGTGAATTGGATCCCAAATGATTTATGGAAATGCACTATAAGATCCCAATGGAGAGATATTGCTAGATTAAATTGGAAAATACCAAAAAGACAAATAACAAAGCAACATTTATTAAATATAGAATATAATACCATTAACTTAATTAAAGAAAGTCTTGGAGAACAATATAGATCAAGGAAAAGCAGATGAATAAAGATTACGGGAAAAGCATAGTTGAAGAAATATTCAACACTAAAGTTAAGGCAATGTATAAAAATGATTATGCAAGTAGTCGTGCCGTGTACTCAGATTCTAATTTTATATATAAAGTTTTTCGCAAAGAAACAGTAGTTGAGCAGTTTAAAAAATTCTTACAAAATTATCAAGGTGACTTAAAACTACTTGATACTTATGAAAGTGATGAACTAGTTATATTTAAAATGAATAAACTGCCAGGCGAAACTATGTTATTAAGATGCAAAGATAAAAATAAAACTTCTATTGATTTGCCTGTGCTAATGTCTTGGTTTAAACAACAGGTACATGAAATACATAACACTGGTGTTAGATGCTACAACAAGTATGATGAATATAAGATTAAAGATGACCCATGGGGGAATGGATTTATATTTACATTTTGTGATTGGACCAATGGTAATTTTTTATACAACGAAATAGATAAAAAACTGTATCTAATAGATCTAGAGCCAGTTAACTGGATTCCAAGAAATATATGGAATTGTATTGTTAGAGATCATTTTAGGACTTTTATTAAAAATTTTGCTGTTAAAGGTTTAGAGGATCCTAACTATGTATCACATTTAGAAGATATAATAGTAGAACAACTGTCAAAAGAAATAGCATTATTTGGGCACTACACTAGTGATTAAAAGGTGTCTTAGTCCTGTTTTAAAGCGTCTACAAGCGTCATACAGTGTGTGAACTAGTGTTTGACGCTTGTACTGTTAAAACCCTATTTAAAAGAAGATTTAAGCCAATGCTTGTATTCTATCTCTAAGCCTTTCAGCCCTATTTCCTACTTGTTTTGCCCAACGTGAGTCCATCATTTCAACGGCCGCTGTGTTCCAGTCGCTGTTATTCACTCCAGCAATAAACTTTTTAAATTTGGCCAATCTTGGAGCACCCATATTGAATGTCATATTTACAATAACTTCTTGTGCTTCGCTAGGTAATTCTGTTAGATTAGGAAATACTTTTTTTGCTTCACTTATATAAATTGCAACGTCACTATCAAAAACTGCATTTACTCTTTGTTCGTTTACAAGAGTGCCTACGGGTTTTCCATATTCTTCGTCTGCTTCTGTAATTAAATGTCCAATACCAAATGTAGGATAACCTAAGTGATCGTTATACACTTCGTATTTGACTCCTTCATCTATTTTAAGTTGTTCTCTTAATTTATCTACGTTCATTGTTTTATCCTTTTACACGTACAATTTATTTAGTTAAAGTTATAGTGTTTGCTTATCTCTGGAAAATGTTTTGAAAAATCTAAGTTTCTTGTTTTATCAATATTTTTTATTTTTTTAACAAATCCTTGAGTAGCTGATTGATCTGTTTTTGTATCTAATCTTTTTAATATTTGTTGAGACTTATCTAAAAATACTTCTTTTTGTTTTAATGGCAGTGAGTTAGCAAACTGGTAAAGATTATCCTTTGCTTCTTGCTTTAGTTCTTGTGGCATGTGTTCCATGTTATACTCATTACCTTCAACCATATTAAAATCGTAAGTATCTAAATTACTATCTAAGAAAAACTTTATTAGTTTTGTAAAATGAATAGCATTATAAGTTCCAATTGTTATCTGCGGTTCTACCCATATATTAGGATTGTCTCTTAATTGTAATAGGTTTTGTTCTAGTTGGTTCCATATCGTACCATATCTAATATATTCTGCTTGTGGTCCCATAGCATCTATACTTGGTGCTATACTAACTCTTTTAAAATGTTTCCACAACTCTGTTGTATCTTTATTCTTGTGTGTTAGCTTTAGGATATTACTATTGTAATGTAAATTAACATCTGTTCTTTTAATGTCTATTAACTTTTCTAGTATATAGTAGTGTTCGTCCATTACTAACGGTTCACCACCTGCAAAATAAATTGACTCTACATTTTTAGCATGGTTATCTATAAACTCATATGTTTTATTTTTATCATCAAAATTGTTTAATATTTTGCCTTTGTCTGATTTCAATTCTGCCTGCCATTTACTACTAAATTCTGGACCGCACATAATACAAGCCATATTACATATATTACTAAAACGTACATCCCAATACTTTGCAGATACTTCTGTTAAAGTTCCATCTTCTTTAGTAATATCTTTTATTGTATTTTTTACTTCTTTTGTCCATGGATGGTATTTTTCTAATATTGTTCTAAAACTTTCTCCTAAGACTTCTTCTTTTCTATAACACCTTTCGCAACCTTTTGGTTCAAGATTATTCATCATTTCTTTACGCATAGTTTTAGCTTTAGGAGAATTTATAATTTCTTCGTAGCTTTGCGTCTTAATGTTACCCCAAAAATTATTTGCTGTCCAATGTAAACAACATGGCATAACTGTTCCGTCTGGGTTTGTGCTTAATCCAATCCAAGGTAATGGGCACCATGTGTCTAATATCTTTCTGCTCATATAATGTATTTATTGGCCTGCCCGGCAAGATTCGAACTTGCGACCTTCAGTTCCGCAAACTGACGCTCTATCCAACTGAGCTACGGGCAGTCTTGGCTGGGGTAGATGGATTCGAACCACCGAATGTCGGTACCAAAAACCGATGCCTTACCGCTTGGCTATACCCCAATGGTAGCAGTGGGTAGATTCGAACTACCGACCTTCCGAATATGAGTCGGATGCTCTAACCAACTGAGCTACACTGCCATGTGGTAGGCGATGGAAGACTCGAACTTCCGACCCCTGCGTTATCAACACAGTGCTCTAACCAACTGAGCTAATCGCCCATATCATATTCAAAGTTAACGGTATTCTTATTTACTCGTAACTCTTTAGCACCGTTCTTTGTATGAAATTTTCTTGCCATTTCTGTCATTGGTGACAAGGTAATTAATCTAGTTAAATGATTTGATTTCTTAATCATTTTATATACTTCATCTACTATCTTTTGTCCGCCTCCACGTTTACGACTCCAAACAGTATATGCAATAGCAATACGTCCTTGTACTCCTGCTCTGTGTATGGCTTCCATGTGTGCAACTTTACTCATGGTATCTAATTCTTGTACTGACGCTGGTACTTCATTGGTGAATGCAAAACACATCACAGCAACTATTTCATCATTGTCTTGAAGGCCATATATTTTTCTACCATATTGTTGTCTAAACCAATTGTCCAGTTCTGGTCTTACTGGATCTTCAGATGTGTCAACTTCGTTAAGTTCTACTAACTTAACTTTTTTTAACCATTCAAATTTATCTAAAATTTTATTTAAAACGTCCATACTGTATAATACTTTCTTTTAAGTTTTTGTCAAGTACATGTTTACGATTGTTGTATTTATGGTGTAATTGGTGAAGTATCTAATACTGTGGCCACTAGATGGACTCTGTCCTCTTCGCCACCATTAAATGCATTATGATATCGTGTGTTGTCTGTAATCCAGACTGATCCATCTGCAGGCATGTGTCTGACTTCTGTATCAATGCACATTCGAGCTCCGGGGTTGGTAACAATTGGAATATGTAATCTTGGTTCTGGATCTCTATGCCAGCTTAATGTTGTTCTTGGCAACTTCCATAAAAGTCTAATTCTGCCTAGTTTGTATTTGTTTGTTAATGTAGTATAAACTTCTTTAAAATATGTATCTTCAAATAAATTTACAAATTCAGAATATTGTGTTTCATCAATTATTGCTTCTCTTGTTACTTCAACACCTGTATGATCTGGTCTAGTCCAAAATAATCCTCTAACGTTTCCACCTGTAATAGAATTTGGATCTCCTGGTATTTGTGTAAGACAAATTGCATTTATATCTCTTTCACCTAATGGTGATTGCCTAGCAACTCGTTTATCTACTTCTGTTAGTGCTGATTGTAACTTTGTTATATCAAAACTAATATCTGGGTCTTTATAAAAGTTTGTATGCATACTACATATTTATTATTAGATAAATTAATAATCCTATCATTGCGTTTATAAAAAGTAAAAATGTTATCTTAGCCCAAAAAACTTTATTAGGTATATCTTCCCATTGCTTTTTCTTACTATCACTCAATGGTGGTGGGATGGTAAACCAGGATCCCCAAGACATTATTCTTCCTTATGAGCTCCACCACGTTTGATTGTATCAAGTATCATCTCAATATCATCAAATGCATCTCTCTCTTCTGATAAACTATTTTTATATGCAATCTTAATTGCTTTGTTTAATACAGTAGGTTTAACGTCAAGCTCTTCTGCAATATGTTTTACTGTATCTCTTAGACCTGCTCTCAAATCATCTGACTCTTGCAATACCTGTGTGCCTTCGTCAAACAATCTAATAAGTTTTGCCTTTTCTTCTTGATTAATTGTTAATGCCATTTTATTTTCCTATTAGTGTTTGTATTGTAGCTATTGAATACTCACGTGCTCCGTCATCGTCACCGTCGCATTCATGACTGTCAGCTACTTTATTTGCTCCAAGTTCTACCATACGTTTGTCAATTTTCTTAGGGCCACCACAAAAATAAGTGTGTGAGCTATCTCCTAAACCACAAATAGCATAGTTCATATTACTAAGATCTACTTCAGCTTCTGATAGTTTATTAAAAAAATCATCTCCGTTTGTAGGAACGTCACCTTGTCCTGTAGTGCTTGATATAAACATTACATTCTTCATATCTTTAAACGATTCAATATCAATATCGTTCATTTCATTTATTTTAATGTCGGCACTTGATTCTTTTGATATACTATCAAATACATCGGTGGCTACATCTTCTGCTGTGCCAAACATCGATGCCCATAATATGTTTACTTGTGTCATTTATTTTATCTTCCTAGTTTTTTACTTCTGCCTAATGGTAAAGATTGATCTTTTTCGTATTCTCCACCTTTTTTAGCTGTCCATTCCACACGGACAATTTTACTTTTACTTCCGCCTTGAAACGATTTTACTGCTCGTCTATAGCTTAATGCTTCTATAGTTTTTGGCTCTTCATTGCCTTCAAAGAACGTGTATGTTCTCATTTTTGCCATAACCCTCCTTGGTTACAATTTATTTATTAGTACTTTACTTTCTGCTCTAAATGTCTTATTTCCCAGCCTCTGCCTTTTTCTTTTTTTTGCAGGTCAACCCAAACATTTTGAGTATCCAGTTTTTGATATATAGAATTTAGTTTAGTTATGTTTTCTTTAAAATTCTTTACCAATTCAATAACTTTTGGATCTTTCATAATTATTACCTTTCAATAAATACTATAATATTGTAATATGATACAATAGTCAAGAGAAATTATATGAAAAAAGCAAATGTTCCAAACTCTACGTATTTCTGCACCCTACCTTTTAGTGGTGCACAAATCAACGAATTTGGTGTAGTTACACCTTGTTGTAATTGGGATTTTAATGATCGAAAAGGTTGGCCAAAATTGGAAGATGGTGGATTAGAAAAAGCAGTACAGCATCCTCGATTTCAAGAAGTACGTAATAACATGCTAGAACAAAAACCTACTTCTGGATGTAGAAAATGCTTTGATAACGAACGTGCTAAAAGTCAAAGTTTTAGACTGTGGACTCTTGAACGTGATAAAGAGTGGATTAAAGAATCACAACAAAGAAACCTATTTGATAAAGATTTTTTTGAAATGCGTTATCTAGATAGTGTTTTTAGTATTTTATGTAATTTAAGTTGTAGAATGTGTAGCTCTAGTGTTAGTAGTACATATAGTAAAATTGTAGAGCCACATAAAAAAGTTTTAAAAACTCCACAATTGGATTTATATGATATTGACTTTTCTAAACTATCTTATTTAAAATTTGTAGGTGGAGAACCATTAATGGAACCAAAGCATGATCAATTTATAGAAAAGATTACACAAGAAGATGTTGATATTCCTAACCTATCATTAATATATCATACAAATGCAACTATGTTACCAAACAAAAAAGTTCAGGCTGTTTGGAAAAAATGTAAGTCTATACAAATAAATTTAAGTATTGACGGGTATGGCGATATTAATTGGAAACAACGTCCAGGTCCATACACATGGCAAGATGTTGAAAAAGTATGTAAACAATATCGATTATGGGCAAGAGAATGGAAGAACATTAAAATACGTGTTAGTTCAGTTATAACAAAAATAAATGTTTTTCATCTACACGAATTAGAACAATGGGCAGATACATTTTGGGATAAAGATATGCATGATAAAGATCATTCATTATTTGAGGCTCATTGTATTGAACACCCTGGAGAGTTATCTATTTGTGATTGGCATGATAACTTAGAAAGAAAAACCCAAATAAAAAAATATTTACAAAATATAAAAAGACCGTACTTAAGAGATCATATTCTATATTGGTTAGAAAATGTTTCTTCAAAAACTGCATTTGATTATAACATTAAATCTAAAAGGCTTGACAAGTACTGGAAATACGATATTGACAAGTATCTATAATAGGATTATAATATTAGTATATGGATTTAGAAAAAATAAAACAGTATGAAATAGAAATAACATCTAAGTGTAATGCTAGATGTCCTGGATGTTCACGTACTCATAATGGAGATACACACCCTGACTTAAAGATGTTAGAAATTTCGTTGTCACAATTTAAACATATATTTCCACCAAACACAATTAAAGATAGAGCATTTGGTTTTTCTGGAGTATATGGTGATCCAGGAATGGCTAAAGATATAATTTTAATTTGCAAATATATTTTAGAAAATAATCCTTCTAAAGTTTGGTTAGATACAAATGGTGGTATGCAAACAGAAAAGTTTTGGCATGATTTATCTCAGTTAAGTTTTAAATACAATCACAAACTTGTTGTTGGTTTTAATATAGATGGCTACAAGGATACAAATCATATGTATCGTGTTAATGTTATTTGGGATAAACTTATAAAAAATATTACAGCATATTCAAAAGGGCAAGGCAGAGCGACATGGTCTTATATTGAGTTTGATCATAATACTAGTGATATAGATAATGCAAGACAACTAGCAAAAGAGCTAGGATTTAATTTTAGAGTAAGGAGATCTTCAAGAAATCAAATTAAGGCTCCATGGAAAACTAATAAAACAACTATTACAACTAATAAAAAAGAAATTCAACATTCACAAGCTCAAGTTAAATTTAATGTAACTAAGAAAATAGAATCAGAAACAGTAAAGAATACAAAATTTAAAGATATCAGTTGCAGATTAATACATGAGCAAAGAGCTTACATATCACATGACATGAAATTATGGCCTTGTTGTTGGATTGGTGATATGTATCATGATTCTATAAGACCGAGTGTACAAAAACAAGGCAGAGATAAGTTGTTTGAAATTGAAGAACAATATGGAAAAAACTGGAATGATCTAAGACATAACTCAATTGATAATATACTAGGTCACGAATACTATGATTCTGTATTAGAAGACTCGTGGGATACTGATCATAATTTATATATTAAAAGATGTGTGATAGAATGTGGCGGGCACGGCTCTAGAGCAAAAGTAGAATATCAAAAATAACTTAAGATTTTTTTTTAAAAGTATCTGATGTTAATCCAGCTTTAGCAAATGCCTCAGCAAAGGCGTTATTAATCATTGGTGCTTCTTTAGTTTTAAATGCTTGTGGCTGAACGTTTCTAACAGGTTTTTTCTTCTGCTTTGGTTTGGTTATTTTTTTAGTAGGTGTAATATCACCTATAATGTATGTTTGCTTTTTTTTCATAGACTGCTCAATCTTACTTTGTATTTATATAGATATCTGTATTTACTACCTATAATCGTCTTTATTGATCTTTCCTGCTTGTTCTTTTAAGTATAACCACCAATCAATAAACAATAGTTGCATCACAGTACCTAAAGGTGTTAGCAGATATCCAAATAAAAATGGAAGGCCTATTAGAAAGAATACAATTGTTAATAGATATTTTAAAGGATTATCTGGTTGCCATCGACTCCACTTTGGAGGATCATATGGATCTTTATTTCTATAGTCGTTAAATTCATAATTCATCTAAATTCCAATATTAAATATTAATAAGGTTATTATAATAATACTTATAGTAACTACATAAATCCAAGCATCAGATAAGAGATCTTTTAATGCTTCTTTAATGAAATTACTTATCTTCATACTTGTGAAGATCTTCAAGAACACCCAAAGCCATAGCAGATGTCATTCTCAATGTTTGAGATGTTTTGCCAATCCTTTTTAGATGTGCTTTGGCAGTATCATTGTATTTGATACCATAATGGTTTTTGACATATTTGGCAAACTCAAGTATTTCTCCTTCAAGTTCTTCCAACCACCAAACTTTCATGTCAAGTTTTGATGCAACAGAATGTTTAACGTATGCTGGATCTAATTTAATATGATCGTCTTTTTTAGTTATACGTTTCCTCGCCATTTGCCATACCTTTCTCTTTTAACTTTTTTTTTAACTTTTTTCTTTTTAGTTATAATACGAGATACCCACCATCTGTCTAATAGATAGTACCAAACTGAATTAACCAAAGGTTCAACTATTGCATCTGTGATTGCTACCCAAAGCTCTATGCCTGGATCTAATAGTTTTAATATTGTGGCCGCAATTATAAAATGGCCAATAGTGAATATTATTGTTCTAGTTAATGACCCTTTTGCTTGTTTATCAAATAGTTGTTTTATTTTTATTTTCATTTTTATCATTTATTTTATTTTATTTTTTTCTTTCCATTAACCATACAATTATAGGTAATGAAAATGCCATTATTAAATAAATTTCTAAAGTAGTTAGATCCATTCCGCATTGCAGTATGCATTCTCCCCACCAAGTGTTTATTGCATCAATCAATGTTAACCTACAGGTTCAAGTTTGCCGTTTTTATCTGTAAACCAAGTATATCCAGCGATTTTGGCCTGTTTATCATAACCTTTAAGATTATAAGCAAAAAGTAATTCAGGTTGATGCGTATTTCTAATCAATCCGTATCTTGACTGTCTATTACCTTCTAGGATATAACTTGCTTGTTTAGTAGTAGGATCTTGTACTAATTCTACCTTAAACTTGTGTTTACCAATCTGAACTTCAGTGCTTTTTAGTAAATCACTATGTTGTTTAACGTCACTCATTTATTTTACCTCGTTTATTAGTTATATATTTCTATAGTATAGCACAATATAGATATCTGTCAAGTGAAAAGATACCTATCTATCTTGTTTTTCTGTAAATAAAATCCTATATTTTTCAATAAAATACACTATAATAGATAAATAACATTGTATATACTAAAAACAAATACACATAGGAGAGCTCATTATGTTAATATCTTGGAAAACAAACGGTTCTGCAGATGCAGTAGATACTATGAGAGGTCGTTTAGAAAATAACGATTTCACAGACTATATTACTTGGGCATCAGTTAACGGCAGAGTCAATTTCAAATATGAGATGGTTGGTGATGATCTTGTTATCAGTGAAGAATGGAATTGTGATAGAGCGGCATACGACGCACTAAACATTGACCAAACTGACGGCGAAGGCAACGCATTACCAATGGTAGAAACTACTGACCATTTATCATTCGATTAATAATTAATTATTAAGGCTCACTGTTGGACAAACAATGGTGAGCTTTTATAATACTCATACACATCATTTATAGTCATACCATAATCAAAGTCAAGTTGAAACCCATAACGTGTCATTGTGTCGCCGCCTTTAGCACTGTGTAATTGTCCTGTGTTTACTACTACCGGGTGGTTGTAATACAGTGTTTTTGTATGTTCTCTTTTATTATTATACCAACTAATAGAACCACCTGCAGGTTTAAATTCTACAAGTAAAGCTACCATTCGTTGTACATCTCGATGAATATTTAAAAACCAACCAGGAGACATCTTTGTGTATTGTTTTCTAACAATAAGACTTGTAGGCATATTTAAAACTTTACAAGTGTCTTCTACTATCTTTTCAATTAATGGACTACCATTAAAATCTGCTCCATGGTCAACATCTTGATAGTATACCCATTCATGATCGTTTTTATCTTCTTTAATACCTTCTTCATAAGTTACTTGGTGTCCTGCATAGGCTACATCAACTTTTTGAAACTTATCTTTTAATTGGTCAATAGCATCAATGTTTGATTTATTATCTATTTTTAATTGTGGTAGTTCAAAGTACTCAAAGTGATTCATGTTTATCTCCAAACTCTATTGCATAGTCTTTATATTTGTTCCAACTACGAACTAACGTATCTAAATGTTTATTAGGATCAATAGATCCTGTAGTAGTAATAACAAACTTTTGTTGTTCAATTTTTTTAGCACCATGTGGTCTATCTAATTCATTTAATACAAATGTATTTGTGTCCATTGGTAGTTCCATAAATCTATAATCTTTTTTATCTTGTTGCTCTAAACGTTCTGTCCAAAATAAACTAGGTTCACGTACATCATTAATTAACAATCTGTATCCTGAAGGCTCTAAAGGTCTTAAAGTACTATGATCAGAAGATGATAAACCTGGCACATCCATATGCAATGGAACATCTCTGCGTTGTCTAATTAGTTCTGCATGATTGCATTGTATTGGTAATTGTTCTATTAGTTTAATTATTCCGTATAGTTCTTTTGGTAACGCAGGATTAATATTTACTTTTCTTTTTCTAGTTAAACGATTCAACCAACTTTCTCTAACTTTATCTGCTTTGCCAAAGTCTTCTTCATCGAGCTGTCCAAGTAAACAAACAATACGCCATAATTCGTGTGGTGCAGTTTCTACATATGGAGCATTTTCTAAGTTGTTAGCTGAATAAGATTCCGTAACAACATCCGGTGGCCACATGTAGTTTCTATCATGGAATACTTCTAACTCGTCTAAATTAATTTTTTGGTAAGGCAAGTCGATTGGTAAGTAACATACGTTACGAAAGTCTTTATAGTCCTTCTTCATCCTTATACCTCTTATCTAATAAAAAAGTTTTTATAACCCATCCTGGAAAATCTATTTCCCACCATTTTTCTTTATTCGTCCAACTCTGTGGTTTTTGATGATGTGTATTGTGTAGTCCACTACCAAGTGTTATTAGATTTACCCATGTATTATTTGTACTACCATCAGGTGTATTAAATAATCTATAACCCCATTTATGACACAATACATTAACAGCACCAGCACTATGAAAAGTTATCACTGCTGGAATTGATATTAAAAATACTGCAATACGCCAATCAACTAAAGCAATGGCTCCATAAGAACATAGTAATAACTTTAAGTAATGTTGATGTATAAATTTAATCCATTTATCTTTAATTAAATCTTTTACAAATTTTGTTTCAATTGTAAATGGTTCCCAAAAAGTTGTCCATATTCTCCATGCTGGTTGACCACCATGTGGATCTTCTTTAGTTTCAGGAACTGCATGATGCTTTCTGTGTACACCACACCAAGCAATTGGTGATCCAAAACAGTTAAACATACTTAATATGATTAACATTCTTGATTTCCAATAAGATGTTTCAAAACTTTTATGTGATAGGTATCTATGTAAAGCTATTTCTCCACCGACTTTACCAAACATAATCCAGCCAATAAGAGATAGCCATAGCCAGCTTAGATCTGCGTATAATAACCCTACTATAAGCAGTAAGTGGTTAGTTAATAAAATTAGTTTTAATTTATACTCGTAGCTCATTCTTTTTTATAACCTGTGTATTGTATTTATTCGCACTTTGCTTTATTAGGTTTTGATGTTCTGATTTAATCACTTTTCCTAGTACAAACCCAACTATACGATCGTCATCGATACCTTCTTGTACATCAACACCGTGTGGCTGTGTACAATTATTAATTAAAAACGCATCTGTTTCTTCTGGTATTGTACAAAAATGTTTAAGCTGATTACTCATATCTTGACTATAATCATATTCTTTGCACATATACAAGCTATCACGTGATCCGCTTACTACAAATCTATATCCTATAGGTTCATTTGCTCGTTGATGATCAAACATTTCTTGAGTAATTGTCATATGATGTGGGTGTGGTGCTTTAACATAATTACCGTCCACATGTGGAGCAACATTCCCTGTTGACCGTGCTATTCTTACGTAAAATTTATATTCAAATGGAAAGTATGTATCTATCCAATTTAGTAATTCTGGATACTTTTGTTTAGCAGAAGCATTCCATTCCTGCATTTCACCAAATGGTTTGGAAAGATCTTTTACCCCTAATAGTGTTTCTTCTTTCCACCATGCAAACTTTTCTCCACCGATGAAATTATCTAGTATCGATTGTTTGTTTGGAATTGGTGGTATATCTAAAGGAGTGAATACTATCATCTTTGCACAAATGCCTTCTCTACTACAAATTGTCCTGGAATGGATGTGTTACCTTCCTGCATACCTAAAGACTCAAAATGTTCAATTAAATCTTTGTTAAGACCTTGCGATCCACATATCATAAATCTATCTTCTTTTGTATCTAAACTTTGTCCAGCAGTCTCAGAAAACAATTTATTATTCTTTATCCATTCAGTAATTCTACCTTTGCGTGGCCAGTCTTGTTGCGTTAGTGTATTGAAATACTTAAAGTTTCCTAGTGTTAATTCTTTCCATTCTTCATTAAACCAATTAAGAGGCTCATGATATGCTAACTCGTTTTCATACTGTACTGTATGAGTTAAGATAACTTTTTCAAAACGTTCATATGTCGCAGGATCTTTTATTATTCCTAGAAATGGTGCAAGACCTGTACCTGTTGCAATCAAGTATAAATTACGACCAGGTAATAGGTAATCAATTACAAGTGTACCTGTTGATCTAGGATTAATTAGTATCTCATCACCTTCTTTAATATGTTGTAGTTTTGATGTTAATGGTCCATCATTTATTTTAATAGATAGGAATTCTAAATAATCTTCATGATTGGCTGATGCAATTGAGTATGCTCTCATTAATTTTTTACCTTCATGCTCCATACCTATCATTGCAAACTCACCGTTATTAAATTTGTTTGGATAGTTTCTTGTAGTTTTAAATGAAAACGTTTTATCGTTCCAGTGTTTAACCCAAGTTACTGTTTCTTTATTAACTGCCATTTATACGTTCCTTGTGTTACCATACTCAATTACTGTGCAACCTTCTAACTGTGGACATTGTCTCCACGGGTCAACAATAATTGATCCTTTTGGAAAATCATATTTAGAAGTGTCATCTGTACCGTATGTTACGTTTGGATTATGTGCAAGTAGATAAACTGCGTTACCTAAATCTTTTGGTGGCTGATCACCTGTATGCTCATCTTTATAATATAATGTTCTACCTGCTTTTTCAATGTAATGTCCAATAAGCAAACTATATGATCCATTAGTGTAAGGCACGTGAGGCTTATATGCTTTACCTACAATCACAATTGGTAAGTTATACGACATTAATTTTTTAGCAAGATTTTCTGCTTGTATTTCTCTAGCACCCATAATAGCATCAAACAAATCGTAACCTAAGCCTAGATGGTCTGCCATCCAACGTAATGCAATGTTATCACGTGGGTGACAAGCACCGCCATCGCCCATACCTGCTGTCATATATTTTGGACCCATAATACGCATATCAGAATATGCAAGTGCAGATGTTACTACATCAACATTAATATTACCCTGTTTTTCTGCTACGTCTTGAATCATATTTACTAAACCAATCTTTGCTGAAATAAAGGTGTTGTAAAAAATTTTAATTGATTCACATTCATCCCAAGTACCAACTACATATCTAGGACTATTCTGCATCATTGGTTTATAAAAATCTATAAGCTCTTTTGCATCACCAGTTTTTGATCCATCTTCAGTACCAATCATAATCATTTCTGGATTTACCATATCCCATTTTACTGACCCCATTGCAATTAGGTACGGGTTATAAACAAAACGTGCATTTGTAATTAAAGGTTCAAGCTCACGTCTTGTTGTACCTGGTAGTACTGTTGATATAAGAACTACTAATTGTTTTTTGTTAACAACCTTATTAACTTCTTTTAAAATATTTTTTACAATTGTATAATCAAAATCTTTTGGCTCTAAGTGTGCTGTTGGTGTTGACCCATCATAACGTGGATCATGTGGTGTTGGCGCCGCAATAAAAACAATATCTTTGTCTTTTACTGTTTCAGAAATTGATGTCTTCATTGCAAAATTTTCTGGTGTTCTTGGTTCTACATCGTAGCCTTCAACCATATATTGTTGTGCCATAACTTCTGCACAGTCTTGTCCTAGTTTACCGCAACCTATCATTGCGACTTTTGTATTTTTTGGTTTCATGAATATACCCTCACTTTATGTTGTTGTTCAAATGCGTCTGCATGTTGTCTTGTGTTTACTAACGGTTCACCTTTAATATTTAGGCTAGTGTTTAATAATATTGGACATCCTGTTTGATCATAGAACTTTTTAATTAAATTATAAAATCCTGGTGCTTCTTTTTGTGTTACTGTTTGTACACGAGAAGTACCATCAGCATGTATTATTGCTGGAAACTCTTGTGGCTTTCTACATATAGCAACTGCCTGCATATATGGTGATTCTGTAATACCTCCTGGCATTGTAAAATATTGATGAACATGTTCTTCAAGAATAGCAGGAGCAAATGGTCTAAACTTTTGTCTTTTTTTAATGTCATTTACTCTATCTTTTATTTCAGTGCCTCGAGGATCAGCAAGTAGACTTCTATTACCTAATGCTCTTGGTCCAAACTCTGCTTTGCCACTTGCTACACCAATAATATTTCCATTTAATAATGCATCACAGGCAGAATCTACAGGATAATCACCTTCAATATTTGTACCTAAGAAAGGTCCTTGCCAATCTAACTTATCGCCATAACCTATTGCCGCGGCTCCTAATGAATTACCTGCGTCGCCTGGGTTAGGCATAATCCATATATTTGGATTTTTATTATACATTAATGAATTAGCTACACAATTAAGTGCAACTCCTCCCATCCATACAATGTTTTTTTGTGAACTATATGAACGTGCTATTTCAAATAGTGTAAGAATTTTCTTTTCAATAACTTGTTGAATTGATGCCGCAACGTCATATGAAAACTGATGATCAATCAACGGCATGTGTGCCATCCATTCCTCAATACCTGCATGAACATTCATTGTTAGTTTCAAAGGATCTTTTTTATCAAAGAAATGCTTTTCAATATCTTTTGCATACTTTGGTTCTCCATAGGCCGCCATGCCCATTAAAATGTATTCTTCTTCGTTTGCTTTTAATCCAACTCTTTGTGTGAATGCTGAATACAATAACCCCAACGAGTGTGGATATTGGTATGTCTTTAATCTTTTTAATCCGTTTGGTGCTGTATATTCCCATATTGACATAGTATCAAACTCTCCAATAGCATCAGCAACAATAACACAGGCACTATTGTAAGGTGATGTATATGCTCCTGCGGCCGCGTGTGCTTTATGATGTTCTACATATTCTAACTTATGTGGTACCATATGTTGGAACTGTTTCATATATTGTGATGGTAAGTTAGACGTTTGAAATAATTCATTCCATTGCCCAGAAACCATTTGTCTACGTTTTTTTAGCCAAGGTCTTTCATGCCATATAACCTTATCTGGATCACCATGTTCTAATGCTTCATTTATTATTTCATCGCACAAGTAAGGATCATTTTTTATTCTTGTGTATCTTTCTGTATGACCAGCAAATACTATTTGATTGTCTTTTATTACAGATAAAGATCCATCATGACCTAAACCACATATACCCCAAGTTATCATTTTGCACTCACCATTAATTGTTTTACTTCATATGATTGATCAATAATCCATTTTATTGTTTCAACTATATCTTTATATGACAGCTTTGCTCCATCATAGTCTTTGTTAAATTCTGTATCAACATACCCTAGTCCTAGTGTTGTAATTTTACATTTACGTTGTTGATTGTGTAACAATTCAACTTGCGAATGTAATGCAACTTTCTCTACAGGATATTGCTGGTGCACTACTTGCCAGTTACTATAAGGAACTGTATCAACACCAATGTTAATTATTAATTTGCTATAATCTTTCCATGCTGTAAAAACATCATTTAACAATTCTACTTGTCCAAATCCTTCATGTGCATTATTAATAAACACATCACAATCATTAATAGCATGAACTATTTTAGTTCTTGAATTTTTATCAGTAATATCAAATCCTTGTGATTTACTTAATCCAATACTATTTGGAAATGCATCATAGATTGCCTTACCAATTCTTTTTGTGTGTCCAGTAATTGCTACTTTCATTCTTTTAAATATCCTTTTCTTATTTGTGTAGCACTAATTTTATGAATTTCTTCACCAAGGTCATGTTTAGTAAACGTATATCCTACATCTCTTCCATAACTAATATCTACAATATTCGGAACACTAATAATATCATAATCGTGTTTAAATACGTATCCTTCTTTTGATAAATGCTCTTGTATTTTTAAACCAACCTGACCTCCTGCATATGGATTACTGTTATTAACTTCCATATCACGTATCATTATTACCACTTGCCCAGTTTCATTCATTGCTTTTTTAAATAAAGCTGTATGCCCATCATGCCATGGTTGAAATCTTCCTAGCATTTGTGCTGTTGGTTTTTTACTATTGTACACAATTAAATCCTTTCATATGCTGGTGTTAAGCACACTCGGTTTATACCATTTTCTCTTTTAAATCTATCCCATTCAGCATCTGTTGTAGTTCCTAACAGATATGAATCACTTGGTTGTAAGTTAAATTGTTTACATAATGTTTGTTGCATTTTGTTATATTCTTCTTTTTTTGCAAACACACTACTACTTATTATTACCGCTCTAAATACATCAATTATTGCATGGTTAAAATATCCAACTCCTTGCAATTCTTGTTGTACTAATTCTGGTTCTCTAACAAAACGTACACCTGCTCTTAATAATCCAAGCCCATATGGTTTTGAACAACTCCAAAATACTTCTTTAACATTTTCATATAATTTTATTTTATGTGGTCCTGTGGTTCCAGCAAATGCTAAATCTAAATATATTGGGCATTGTTGTCTTTCACCAACTTCATCATATCTTTTATCAAAGTTTCCTGTTGCACTAAATGGATTACTCATATACAAAGGTACACTAGATAATAAGTCATTAACAGATTTAGCAACATGTACTGGTTTTTTTATAAATGTTGGGTATCTATATTCTCCTTCAAATACTTGATACTGCGTAACTTTATTACACATCCAATCAATACTTTCATGTATACCATTTGTAGGATACCCCCATCTTAGTTCCGATAAGTCAATAAGCGGATTTAAATAATTTCTAATTTGATTTTGACAGTTTTCCCAACGTACACGTCTTTTTACAGATGGTGTTTTATCATTCTCGTTTGTACTTTCAATATAAGAACCATATGTACTAGATAGCATAGTTTTAATAGCCATATCGGTTGGTGAATGTATTGCTTTACTTTTACCAAATGTTTCGTTTGTTATTTTCATATCTACCTTTGCTTCATATTTTTACACACACCTGCAAGTGTTTCTTCATTTACATCAACATTAACAACTAACCAATACGCAGGATCAGGTGTTGTATTAAAAAGATAATGCATTTTAGCAGTATCAACAAAATATAAGATTCCTTGTTGCCATTGTAAAACTTTATCTTCTAATATAAATGTCATACCAGGAGTGTCACAATTCTTTAACGGCATTATTAATCTAAATGTATCAAAAATTAATTTATTTGATTGATGAAAATCATATTCATCTGGATGATCTCTATGTGGAGGAAAAAATCCACCTGTGTTTAATTTTAAAATATGTGTTCTAAATATATGTCCTTTAAATGGTTCTAAACATTCTTGTAATGACTGCCAATCAAATACCGGCGTTGGTGTTTTAAAGTCTCTTTCGGTCCACTCTGTTCCATTTTCTTTATTATATTCATATACACTATCTAAATCTGGTCTACCAGATAGTCCGCCATCTAAACTTGTAATACTTAAACCTTCTCTAGGATAACTTTTTCTTGGATTATACTGTACATAATCAAACTGTTTTTCAGTCCAATCAATAAATGCAGAAGAATCCTTCATACGAAGTTTTAAAGGATACTGTGCTCCAAATGTTATTAGATCTCTGTATAAACTGTTTTTACTCATTCGTATGTTTTATCTCCTGGCCATAATGGTAATTTAGTTCCTTTGGCTCTCTTTGGTATTTTTGAATCAGCACTTGATACACAGCTTTGTGAAATACAAGTCTGTGGCTTATCAAATAGTTTAAATCCTGTTTCAATATTTCCAAGAGGCTTATCGTGACAACTGTAACTTCTTTTTATACTACCATCTGGTTCTCTAATAATAATTGATCTATACCCTGACGAGCATTCCCATCCTTCAAATTTATTAAAATTAAATGCGTTAAATCTTTCTGCTTGATCCATAAAGTAAGGATTGTTTTCTTTGTCTCTAAATTCAACTTGAAAGTGTTGTGGTACTCCTTCCGAGTATGTTTGTTTTTGCATAGTACGATCATCATCTATTTTAAACGTTGGCTTTGGTCTTTTTACATGTTGATTTTTTTCTTCAGTAAATCCACGTTGTGGCATTCCGTTATGTAACTTGTCAAGCATTTCTTTCGTGTAGCCATGGACAACTTCTGATGCTGTTGGATCGCTTTGAGCTTTGAGCGTAACGTTAATACCTCTATTGTGGAAATATAATGATTCCTCGTATAGTTCATTAAACCATTCTGGAACCATAACTTGGTTAATTGTAACTTGGACATCGTGTTCTTGTGCGAAGCATAACTTATCGGCAAAATCTGCTCTTTTTTCTTTTGAGTTAACGTGTTCCCTGTGGTATGAAGCCGTGATACTGGCTCTATGGAACGGTGCGACTGCTTTAACATATTGTTCAAACCATTTCATGTTTCTACTGCAATTACTTGTCATATGGACAGAAGTATAATTAGTGTTTTTTGTATCATCAGCAAGATGCTGAAGAATATCAAGGTAACCAGGATGAAACGTAGGCTCGCCTCCAGAAAGACTGAAGTGGAAACTATTAAATCCTCTATCTCTTGCTTGTCTTTTAATCTCGTCAATGGTAGCAAGACAAAGCTCAGTAGGCCTATGATCTTTTCTGTCACTTCTAGCATACGGCCAACAGTAGCTACACCTGTAATTACAAAACCTACCAAGAAGCCAACTGACTGTAAAAAGATCCCTGTAAAGCATAGTACGTTGTCCAACACGTACGAGATTGTTGTACGGAATTTGTGTAAAATCATATTCACTCCATTTTAAATCACTCATTGCCAATAGTCCTTAAATTCTGGATACACTTCTAGAAAATTAGTTTTGTTTAATCTATCCATGGTTTCAATATATTCCCTTGTTGATTTTGGCAATGTATCATTGTTTATATCAGTATTATTCATATAATCTAATACATAGTTTGACCATTTAATTATTTTGGCCAAACGGTTCTCCTTAATATTTTCTAAACTTTCTATTTTATTATAAACTCTTTTTGTTATAATGTCTTTCATTTTCTTTGGTATATATTGAATATTTAGAGCTTCTGGGTATTGTACCAAACTACAATGAAAGGAACAATCCAAAGATGTATAATAATCAATAATATCATCAAATCTAGAAATATTGTACAACGAAACTGTACATGTTGTTGTTAAATTAAAAACTTCTTGTGATAATTTAGATTTTAATGTTTTTATATTATCTTCAACTGCTTGTAAATTACTTCCTGTTCTTAAATAGCTGTGTATTTTTTTATCACCATCTAAACTTACACGACAGTTTATCTTTTTAAATTTACTCCAAAGGTCACTAATATGCTTATCCTTTAATACTATATTGTTTAAATTTGTATTATATTCTAGTGTAATGTTATGAGCATAGGGTAAAAGTTTTTCTAATGCATCATAATGCTGTGGCTGTATCAAAGGCTCGCCACCTGCTATAATTATTTCTTCTACTCTTGGTCCTATGTCATTTACTACTTGATTAAATGTTTCTATAGGTAATTTTGCTATGCCTCTCCATGTGCTGGTTTCAGTTAGTTGATATTTGTCAAACAAACGTTTAACCTCATCATGCTTGTTAACTGCTACTGCCCAAGTTGAACTGTATATCGAAGAACAATGTCTACATCTTAGATCACACACATTACCAAAACGTAATTCAATTGTTTTAACGTTCATAGGTAATTCACCGTCATTTACTTCTTTTAATACTTGAGGAATATGCTTTTCATAGTCTTGATTACATTGTTGCCTAGTTGATATGACATTTGCTTTTTCCATATCCCAACAACTTTTACAGCCGTCATGCTGTACTCCATTCATTAAATTATCACGTATTTTTTTATAGTTGTCATTGTTCCATATTTCTTTTAAAGTTTTATCTCCATAATGTCCTAGCGAATCATGATTACGCCAACAAGCACTTACAAAGCCTTTTGGCTTTAGGTTCATGTGTATAAATGGCATTATACAAAATGTATTTGATTGTTTGCTCATGTCAATGCCTCTGATAGTTCTAAAAAAGTAGTACGCCAATTCTCATTACGAACACTATCAATTAGATTTGCTTTCTCAAAGAACTCTGTCGACAGATCACTAGAAGCATAATTTAATCCTTTTAATATTTTATCATAACTTTTTTCTATAATAGATATTAATTCCTTATTACTTTGATATGTTAACAATAACTGATCTTTATGTTGTAATACTAAATTTTTAATTTTAGATTGATTAGATATACTTAAATTTGATAATGACAGATACTGTGGTGTTTGTGCTAAATGTAAATCTAAAAAGTTTTTTGTTATAATACTTTTTGGAAAATAATTAGCTATCCAATTAATAAACTCTTTTAGATACAAAACATTATATATTGTTAAGGTATGTCCAATTACAACTGAAACGTTTGTATGCTGTTGACTTACATCTACCCACTTTGTAGCTGATTCTGTAACCTTATCCCATTGCGAACCTTTTCTTAAAAACTCTGCTCGTTTTTCAATTGCATCTAAACTTAGATCTATTTTAGCACTTTTAAAATTTGGTATTAGTTTTCTATATTGATCTTTTGGAAAGAAAGAACAATTTGTAAAAACTTCTAAATGTATATTTTTTGCTATATCCCACTTAACTAAATTAGCTAGAAAAGTTTGAAATTGATCATTTAAAAAAGGTTCACCGCCTGTTGCTTTTACATTTTTTAAATGTTTTACTGTATCAAATGATATTGTCGATAACGATTGATTTGTTTTTGGAAGTTGTTTTATATTAATATATTCGTGGTGTTCATTTCCAAAAAAGTTTTTTATTAGTTCACTATCTTTATCTAAATCTTCATCCCATGTTGTTGATAGTTTTGGTCCACATGATCTACATTTTAAATTACAATACCTACCTGTTTGTATTTCAAGAAACTCTAACTGTGTTTCATCATATTTAGGGTTTTGTTTATAATCATAACTTATTTCACCATTTGTATCAATAGCACTTTCACGCATTGATTTTATACCAGCTTGTTCATCTTGATAACATCTCCAACATCCTTTAATTTGTTTACCTTCTAATGATTTTTTTCTTAACGTATCCCATATCTTATTGTATCCATTATCAAAAGACTTTGAATATTCTAATGAATCATCTTTATATCGACAGCATGGAACAATAGAGCTATCAGGAACCTGCATGACAGCACCCCGAAAAAGGTATGGACAGTAAGTTTTATTGTTTTTTAGATCAATCATTTTTTTATAAGTATACAGTAAAATCTTAATTAAATCAATATAAAGTGTGTACTTTATATATTTACCACTTGCATTCTATGATAAATATATGTATAATATTGCTTATTAGGAGAAATAATTAAAATGTTAGTACGTAAAAAATATCAATTACCAACAATGTGGAAATTTGAGAACCATAAGTTTGACATCGAACGATTAAAGAAAGAAGCACTTGTTTTAGCTAATGACTATGGTAATGTGATGGACACTAATAAAGCATTATGTTCAAACAATCACGAATTAGTTATGAGTGTGTATAAACATTTTAAACAAATTAATCTTACAGAATTTGATCCGCAAGGAGAAGCACCTACTGTTGAGTCTTGTGAAGTAATGGGTAAGACTGCGGGAACTGGTGATGAAGCAATTAGTAAAATTGCAAAATATAGGTTAAAAGCAAGACGTGGAGAAAACTTAGATCCAGCATTAAACGAGCATAACTATAATACTCCTACTGAAAAGTATAAAGGTACATACTTTGAAGAAGTAGTAAACTCTTTTAATTCAGATGCAATAAGAGTAAGACTTGTAAGGTTAGATCCCGGCAAGACTCTTACGCCACATATTGATTACGATCCGACTTATGCTGTAAGAGTTATTATTCCTATCTTTGCAGAAGAAGAAGCAACAAATTACTTTTGGAGAAAAAGTAAAGAAGAAGCATATCATTTAAAAGCAGATGGTTCAGCATATTTCTTAAATATAGGATTTACTCATACTGTAGTAAATTCTGGAAATACACCAAGAATTAGCTTAATGTTTAGTTTAAAAGATCAATCAGACTTACAAGAAATACCAGAGAATGATTGGAATGAAAATAACAACATGGGCAACTTGCAAATACAAAAAGCATATAAAGAACATAAGGCCCAGGCAGATGCCCAACCATTGGCTGTTTAAAACAGAAGTAAAAGAATCAAATATACACGGACAAGGAAGGTTTGCATTAGAAAACATTCCAATTGGTCGACAGGTAGTTGAGCTTAAAGGCTCTATTGTTCCAAAAGAACAAGCACCTCAAAAATTTCCTGTTAGTTTAACTCACAACATGGATTGTGAAGATACATTTATTAATCACAGCGAAGATTCAAATTTAGCATACTTAGGTGGTACTAGTTTTGTTTCTGCTAAAAATATAAAAAAGGGTGAAGAATTAACTATGGACTATAAAGAATTTGCTGGTGATAGAAAATTTTTATTCTAATGAACGATCCATTAAGTTATAAACTTAAAAAACTTATTGAGTGGCTATTAATACAGCAGGTTCCTGCTATTTTAGTAATACTATTTTTAATTTACTACTTTATATTTTAATCTTGTTTTTCAATTAATTTTGCAAAATACTTTGTTAAAGGATTATTTGGCTGATAGTGGTTATATTCTGAACGTACATATTTACGTTTTTTAACTGTTGTTTTACGTTTCTGTTTCTTTTTTTGACTATCCTGCATCAAAGCAATATTTATCATTATTGATTAAATTTTGCTTTCCAATCCATATTAGCAAATGGCCAGCCTGTAATAACAACACGACAATTTGGTTTAGCATTTGTAACAGGATTTACATAATGAGCTGATCCTACTCGCATTAGCACACAAGAGTTTCTTTTTGGTTTAATTGCTAATGGACCTACTAGATAAGGGTCTTGTTTTGATTCTTTAAATAATTTTGTTTTAAATTCTTCCCAGTTTTCTTTTTCTTCAGGATGAAAGTTAAAATGATCTGCTAACATATATTCGTTTGGCAATACTAATTCGCCGCCTTCTTCATTTGTTAGATAATGTATAAAAACAAATTCACCATATATATCTTTACGTTCAGTGTGGACATTATATATACTTTTTGGATTAAATGTTTTAGTAGTAAATTGTAAAACATTTTTTTCATTTATATCTTCTATTAGTATTGGTTTATATACATCTGCTAATATTTCATTTAGTTTATTAATTACTGCTAATACTATATCATTATCTTGATGTACATTATATTTTACATGATTATAATTGTAGTATGACTTACTAATAATATGTGGTTGTTCATTACCATCTAGTTCTTTAGTTTCTGATTCACGGATATGACTTAATGCTTTGTCTACAAGAGCATCATCGATAAAATGTTCTGTGTGCCATACTTCATCATAAACTAATTCATTCCACATTAATGACAGTCCTCTGGCTTTGGTTGTTCATGACGTTTAGAGTCAAAGTAATAATTAAAATTACAATGTTGATCTAAACCATTAATGAGATCTTTTGTAGCATAAGGCCATCCAGTGACTACTTGTCTTGATTCTTTAGTTACTTCGCCTTGCAAAGGATTTACATAATGAGCTGACCCTATTGCAAATACTACACACTTATTATACGTTGGCTTTACAACTACATCATCTAAATAACGCATTGGAAATCCTTTTGATTCTACTAACTGTATATTTTCTTGCCATCTAGCTTCTTGTTTAGGAAACTGCTGTAAATGTTTTTCTACTCCATTGCGACTAGGAAATACTAACTCACCACCTTCTTCAGAAGAAAGAAAATGCATAAAAGCATATGGACCGTATTTGTCAATTGGCTCAGTATGTAGATCATACCAACCACGTTTTGAAAAACTCTTTGTGAATAACTGTAAGCCTTCTAAGTTATCCATAGGTACTGTTGCTTCTGTAAGTGGTTGCATTAGCTCATTCACTTTACCCATATATAAATCAATCAATACTCTATCTTTATGTATATCAGTTCTATGCACTGTGTAATTATATGTTGTTGCATTAACTCCTGAATTTCTAAAGTTTGGCAATATTGCTTCGCCAGGTTCTAGTTCAGTTTTACCTGCTGTTAACATATTTTGTTTTATTTGACTAATTGTACTGTCATCAAGAAAGTTATCATATTCCCATAACTCATTCTTTACTAATTCTTTCCACATTATCTTTCGCTCCCTATAGCAACAATCTCAGTTGGTTTAATACGAGCGTCTGTACCATACATACTCATATCAAATTCTTTTTTCCATTCTGATATATCATATTTAACCAACTTCTCTGGAAATACTTTTGACAAATCTTCTACAAACTGATCTTGGTTATGCCAAAACTGATATATTTCATCTGCACGTAAACATCTTGAAAAATACAAATATGTTGCTAAATCTTTTACTTCTGTTCTTGGCTCATCTTTAAATATATTTCTAATTATTTGTCTGTTCTTTTCTACTAGTTTAATCATTAAAGGCATTTTATCTAAATGCTTATAAAACCATTTAACTTGGAACTCTATATCATGCCCAGTATCAAATAAATCTTTCATAGTATGATTTAATGCTCTTGAGTTATGAAAGTTATGGTAGAACCACCAATAGTCAAACATACGAACAATTTCATCTTCATCATATGAAAAACATTTATGCATAATTTCTATCTCTTCAAATTCATATGTGCTACGTTCATCTCTGTACTCTGGATGATTATGCAATTGCTTATATCCTAGTCCTGAAAACGAATAAGGAAATGCAAGTATCTTAGATTCTACCTTGTGTTCTTTTTGAAACTTATCTGTATATAATTCTGTATTAGGTACTAGGTTTAAAAAGTATGATCGCATAAAATCAATACCAAGCTCATAATCTTTATTCAATGAGTATAACCAACTGTCTGCTGTTTCGCCAGGTAAAGCAATAATCATTTCTGATGTTACTGGTAATCCTTTAGACTTAAAACTATCAATTAAAGGTAATAGTTTATCATTGTTAATATTTGCTCTGTTAATAACTTTTAATGTTTCTTTTGCATGTGTTTGGAAACTTACTTTCAAATTACGTTGATCAGCATCTAAATTGTTATGTATTATATCGATAATCTCTGGTAACCATTTACTACCATTCTTTGCAAGTCCACTATAAGATATTTTAGGATTATTGCCTGTTGCTTCTTTATTTGCTTTCATTTTTTTAACGACATCTAAATCTCTAGGTAACATACCAAAGTTAGCATCAAGTATCTCTACTTCTGCTATGTTGGTGTGTTTGTATATAAAGTCTAATTGTTCATTTACAGGATCCATATCAAACTTTGTAACTTTTGATCTTGCTTGTCCACCCCAATCGCAGAATGCACATTTAAAAGGACAACCACGATTAGTTTCAAATGATGCTTTAACTCTTTTTTCTTCAGCAAGTATAGAATCAAATACTCCATCTAAATATGGTGTAGGCATTTCATGAGTTTCAATTTGATATAATTTTTTTCCTACCTCTACGTTATTCCATCCTAACCCAAAACTACCGTCATGTGTACTCATTGGAGTATCAATATTTTGTAAAAACTTACTAATTAACTTTTCACCAGGACCTACCCAAAATATATCTATATAAGGATGATCTTTTGCAAACTTTTCTGCAAGTTTAGGATCTTCAGGTACATTAGGTCCACCATACATTGTAATACCATTTGGGTTTACATCTTTGTAATGACTCATCAATTGATCATTATATGCTTGGTTCCATACGTAACAAGTTAACCCAAATACATCAATATTTTTAAACTCTTCTGTATATTCTTCTACAGGTTTATATTTGTATATTGGATCATTGAATTTATAATTTGATTTTATTTCTGGAATCTTATTACAGTAACTAATAAGGCATGCCGCGGCATATGGCAACCATGTTTCATGTATAACCGATACTGTGCCTAATTGTACTGTTTTCATAATACCTCTGAAACATCTTTTATAGTTCCATTATGTTGATGCAATATTACTGCGTTGGTTGGTTTCCATTTATAATTTGGATCAATGTAATAGCTATAGATAAACTGTATCATATTTGATTTTGGCTTATCGTGAAACACTAGATCTTTTTCAAGTGTTAGCTTTTTATAATCTTCATCTTCAAACCAACTGTTATCGCCACCTACGTATTTTTTCTTATGCTGAAATAATTTATTAATTGCTACATCTTTAACATCATGTGTCCAGTAATAATGTTTAAACCCATTGTCTTTTGCCCAAGCAATTTGATGCTTCATCATTTTAAATCCATAACGTCCATGCCTGTGTTTTTTAAGAATATGATATCTGCATTTCCTAATAGACTCTGGAGTGCCTGTGATAAAACTTCTTTCAGCATAACTTATACTAGCAACTTCGTTATCAACTAATGCTAACCACAAACTGCTTTTATCATCTAATTCATCTATGTTAAATTTTTCTTTTTTATAAGTTCCGGAACTTCCTTCTATTACTGCTTGTATGAGAAAGTCTTCAACTATTGGTTTATATGCTGAAGTATATTTTAATATTTTTTCCATATTATATGTACCATGATTCAATAGATATATTTTTGATATGCACATTCTTTGGTTGGTTGACCATATAGTATACTGATTCAGCTATCTTATCTGATGGTACTAGTTTTACTCCCATAGGAATTGTTTTTTTATATTCAGGAGATTTTTCAAATAGTCCTGTGTCTACCCAACCTGGTCTTATGATAGAAACTTTACATTTTCCTTTTCCATAAACACCAAAGTTATCAACAACTGTTTCTAATGCAATTTTTTGATGATAATAAGGTTTGACTATTTCAGCTGGCTCATTATGATCTTTTGCTGTTGACCCTATGCAAATAATCAGTTTATTTTGTTTTTGCCACATTTCATAAACAGCATAGAGTAAATCTAACTGGCTCCATTGTAAGTGAGCATTGTTGATGAATATATCATAGTCTTTGATTTCTCTCAAAAATCTTTTTGTATCTTCTGTGTATTCAAAGTCTTGGTGTTTATCAGATTCTTGATCAGTAGTATATTGTTTTCCGATGTTTTTTAAATTAAAACCTGTGGCACGACTAAAGCCAACAACATCATGGCCTTGTAAAATTCCCATATTGTATATGGATTTACCAATTCCGGATGTATGACCTGTTACTGCTATTTTTAAATTTTTAGAAGATTGAGTCTTCCTTTTTCCCACTTTATTTTACCTCTAATTGTTTTATGAACCAACCACCCATATCAAACTCCCACCATTTATGTTGAAAATTTGAATTGTTAGGATTTGCATGATGATTATTATGCCAGCCTTCACCCCACATTAATATTCCTAACATTGGAACATTAGTTGAGTTATCAGGAGTTTCATGGTTTCTATATCCAATCATATGAGAAAGAGTGTTAATAAATGATCCTGCATTCCAAAGTATCATTGCTGGAAATAGATAAGCTGATACTAGTAACATTGGATCAATCATATACCATGTTCCGGCAATTGCTAAATGTATTAAAATATAATATCTATGAGTGAACAAATGAAATTTATTTCTAATAAGTTTAACAACGTACCTCGGTTTTGGCTTATCAAACATGCTTAACCATTGAACTTTAAAAAAGCCTTTGTACGATGGTGAGTGTGGATCATCTTCGCTATCAGTATGCACATGGTGTTCTCTATGAATAGCTACCCATCCTATAGTTGATCCGGTTAACCCGTATGTACCTGCTAGTGATCCAAAGTAGTAAAACCATTTAGGCGCCTTCCAACTTGCATGACTTAACAATCTATGATATGTCATTGTCATTCCAAAACATCCAGTAATAAAATATACAAAAAATGCTATCACCCAATGATACCAAGCACCATACACAATCATAGGTATAATGCTTAGATGTGCGATCATCTGAGCAACAAATAAAAAATACTGATCTTTAGTTGTTTCTTGCTTTTTCATGGTTTTCCTTTATTAACACAATTATAACAATATTTATCCTAATTTACAAGTCTATATTAAAACTTTAATTTCCATCCAACTGTTATATTTCTTCCGCCTTGATTATAACCATCTGGTCTTTCATACTGATCATCTGTTAAGTTTTTTACGTTTAAAACTATTTCAGAATCTTGTGTTAGATAATAACCTGCTGTAAGATCTGCTGTTGTTCTTTCTTTAACAGTAATAGTTGACCAGTTAACTGAGTCAGTATCTCTATGATCACCATAATATAATATGCTAGGTGATATATAATAGTTATCTTTAGCATAAGTTACACCAGATTTCCAAGTAGTATGAGGTCTACGTTTTAACCAAGTACCTGATGAATCTTGTGCTGATGTTAGTGCTACATTGTTCACAAAGCTAAAATTACCAACATAGTAAGTAAAGTCAATGTCTGCACCCTTCATATTAGATGTTCCATTACTATCATTATTATATGTTGAATTAGAGTATGTTATCATGTCTTTGATATCTGTTGAATAAAAAGCAATATCAAAATTATAAGATTTATCTTTACGATTATATCCTATTTCATTACTAACAGATTGTTCTGCTTTAAGATTTACGTTACCTGTGTAACCATAGTTATCTGCACCATATAGTTCATACAGTGTTGGTGCTTTATATCCTGTTGATTGGCTTATACGAAAACCATTATATGCCGCTCCAATTGAATATGTTGATTGACCATTTGCAATAGAATGCTCGTCATGTCTTAAACCACCTGATACAATTAGATTGTTTGTAAATGAATAATCAAAGTTATGATATATCCCTGTTACTGATGCTGACTTATCAACTGTAGAATTATAGCTACCTGTATTATTAAAGTCTACATCAAATCCAGTTACATCTACACCTGTTTTAGTTGATACTTGGTCTGAACTTGTTACCCAATCTAAAGATCCATGTGTTGCAACAGAATCATAATTGTCTATTTCTGTTCCATTTACGTATTGTCTATCCCATATAGTATGATCAAAAACTGTTTTTATCTTTCCATACTTTACATCAGTTGACGTCTGCATTTGTCCAAAGTAAAACTTTGTTTCATTTGTATAATCCAAATCATCTGCACCTGAGGCATCAATATCTGCGTTGGTTGTATTTGTTACTCCTGTAAATTTAATCTTTGTATCATCAAGAGTTATAACATGCCCAACATTAAATCCTAATACATCATATCCATCTGGTTCTGTACCCTGTGGATAAACTGATATCCCGTCTGACTGTTCTGTATATATTCCAAAGGTAAAAAAATCTTTACCATATGTATAAGCCATAGTGTTTGTGTCATGTGACCCTTGCGATATGGAAAATTCATTTTGTTTGTAATCAGATGTTTGTATATCAACAACACCACCAACTGCATTTGGTCCGTAGTTAGTACTCATTGGTCCTGTGTATAAATGTAAACCATCTGCAAAATGTATGTTAATGTTGTTTAAATCTGTAGCACCATTTGTTGTTGAGTAGTCTGTAATTGCTGACCCGTTAATTGTTACAAGTGTGTGATTTGAATTTGTTCCTCTTGTAAATAACGATGTCTGTTGTCCTGCTGGTCCTGATCTAACTGCATTAAAACTTGGTGCGTCTTCTAATGCTTCTGATAATATGCTAGACCCTTCTTTCTTTTCATCGTCTAACCAAATAAACGAATCTGTGTATATTCTATCTGCTTTTTGAGATGCTGTCATTGTATGAAATATTGGTATGTTTATTACCAATGAATCACATACAATTGTTTCATCCATCATTTCTTCCCAATAACATTCATTCTCTCCTGCTTTTGCAGGTTTAATTAAAAATGCTACAAATAATATTGCTAATACTATTATTCCTCTTCCGATGTTTCTTTTGCCTTCACTATTCATAGAGACCTTTCCTGTTAACTACCATTAAGTAGATGTTGTGTAAAGGTCGAGATAATGCTATAGTCAGTGACACCATTAAGGCAGTATAAACAACTGTGCCTAACAGTGTATTTTGGAAAAATGGTATTGCCATTGTGTAACACATTATTAATCCTTCTAATGTGTTAGGATAGTAGTCCCACATAATCCATACTGCAAAATTTGTTACTACAAAAAATAACACTGATGATCCTATTGTCATTATTGCTAATGGTATGTATTTGCCAAACTGCATAGCCCATCTGCTAATAACTGTGGACATTGCTATTGATCCATAAACCCAAAGCATATAAGGATGAAACCCTATAAACACATCTCCAATAAACATTGCCATTAATGGTACTGCTATTGCTATCCAACGATCGTTAACGATGTATGGTGCAAATATAGCCGCGGCCAATATTGGTGTAAAGTTTGGTGGATGTGGTATGAGTCTACCTATGGCGAGAATGCCAGAAATATATAAAAATGACAGTATAATCTTCATAATAGTATTACCCCAACCTCTATTGTTAAATACGGTAAATTGTAATACTATTTATAACATACTTTCCAATATCTGTCAATATGCTAAATCTAACTAATTTTTTTTTCTAAAAGCGGAATTAAACATTCTATGCACGTTTTGATGAACAGCATTTTCTAGTGATTCCATATCTATATAAATTTCCATATTTACTATGTCGTGATAGCTTTCTGCAACTTTGTCCCAATCAACTTGGCCATGTACAGGAATAGTATTATAGATATCATCACTAGTCATTAGGCTTGTTGAACCATCTCTATGAAATAGTTTAATTTTATCAACAAAATTTGCTGGAATTTTTTTTGGATGTATCTCATGCATGATACGATCAAATTCTTTGTGATCTCTATCATTTCGAGAAGGTATAAATTTTCTGTTTGAGTCTTGTGTCATAAAAAACCTGCCTATGTACTAGTATTTATCATAGACAGGTTTTAGTAAACTTATGAAGTCGTTTCTGCGGTAGCTTCTTTTTTAGGTCTACCTCTTGGTCTTTTTGGTTCAGCAAAAATAGGCTCTTTGCCTAATTTTCTCTGTATACCAGGTGAAACTGATTCAGCTTCTTCACGTTTTCTCATTGCGTCAGCTTCCATTAATTCTGCTTGAATTAATAAATTTCTTGCAATACCATCTTCGTTAGTTTCATCTAGTGGCTTTGCCATTTCGCCTGCTTTAGTTGATGAATCTGGTGTTTGCGGAATTGCTGGATCTGTTTTTGTTTCAGAAACCATTTTTTGGTATGCATTAAACTCTTTCAAAGGAAGTGTATCTGTAGTTGTCGGTAACAATGTTACTGTGTCTACTGGAATTCTTCTTAAGAAACCTTTTTCATGCAAAGTTGTTAGTATGTTTTTACCATCCCAAAACAACTTTCTGCCTAGCACTTCGTATAATTTATTAGATGCTTGAGCTTCTGGTGATTCAACCGCCTGCATTAAACCATCGTGATATCTTTGTTCTAATGCATTGATGTCAACCACAAGACAGTTGTCTTGATCTTCTGGTATCGATGGAAATACAACTACAACACGTCTGTTGGTTGAGTCCACTCTACCTGTATGTTTTATCATTATTTTTCTCCTAATTGCAATTATTATTTTTGTTCAGGTTGTTCCTGATTAGGTTGTGCATCGCCAATTTTACCTTCGTCAATTGCTCCGCCTTCAGCTTCAGTTTTGCTTTTAGCATCTGCTTGAGCTTTCTGCTGATCTGCGACATGCTGTAAAAACTTTGTAAGTTTATCAGCTATACCACCAACGTTGGTAAGTTCATTGGCTCTGAACGCACCTCTTGAACTTGCTACGTCAATAACATTCAACAAAGCCTGTAAGTCAGCAATTGACAATTGTGGTGCCTCTGCCGCTGGTGCTTGTTGTACTGCTTCTTGAGTAGATTCTTTTTGTGCTTGTTCTTCAGCCATTTTCTTCTCCTTAATATTAAGTTTGTTTATTATAGTATACTTTAATATTTATCGTCAACCTTTTTTTTAGGCGACTTTAATTAAATTATCATCCCATTTTAAATAGGATTTCCAACTATGATGAGGAATTATCAAAGGAAACTGCGATCTTTTTCCTGCTAGTTCCCAATAATCTGGCCTATAAGGCATTTGTTTTGGCCTAATATTTTGACTGCCTTTTTCAACATTACAAGTCATACATGATGTTACTATGTTTTCCCAATGCGAATGTCCACCTGCTGATCTTGGTACAACATGATCTAATGTAAGGTCTTTCCAGTTTTTATCGTCATACTCACATCCGCAATATTGGCAAGTAAACAAATCTCTTAGATAAACATTGTTTCTTGAAAATCTAGGATGCCTAGCTAAATTTAAATATTCTTTTGCTATTAATACACTTGGTACGTGCATTTCAGTTGAAGGGCTGTGAATTATCCAATCATCATAATGTTCTAAAACTTTAAATTTATCTAGCCATATGAATTTGATTGAGAGATGCCAATTTACTGCACTAATGGGCAATAAACTTAACGGAGATCCGTCTGCATTTAAGATTAATGTATCACTCATTGTTATATTTGTTTATATTTAGTTTTAATTCTTATTAATATAAAGTATCATGTTATGGTTTGTCAACCGGGGTTAAATACTTATATGGCACGTTTATTATTCTTAATCATTGCGTTATTTACATTTTTAAGTGTATCTGCTAAAGCAGAGCAACCAGATCTTGCAGATAACAAAGATTATCAATCATTAGCTGGAGACTTTAGAATGTATTCAGTATGTCAATCAATACATCAAAACCTTGCTATGTTTATTGCTATAAATTATGGTGTTGGTTCAAATTTAAATTTTCCTGAAGATTGGAAAAATCAACAAAGATCTTTAATTAATAATATTGTTATACAAGAAGAAACATTTGGCAACAAACTTATTGTAACAATACAAAAATTGCATGAAGAATTTGGTATGCCATTACAAGGTTTACAAAATCAAAAAGCAAGAAATCAATCACAAACAACGCAATCAATTATATTTACAGTTGCAGGATCAATTAACGATCCAGATAAAGTAACATTGACTATTAAAAATATGCTAAATGAATCTGTTAAATGTAGAGCATATAAGTCTGCTTATAATTACGAGAGGTAAACATGAAGAATCCGTTTACCGACCATCCACATAGTGTCGATGAAAGCTACATTACCCATATGGGTCATTCTTTGTCTTATAGTATAAAATTTTTATGGTTGTCGTTTATGACTCTTGTACATGCTTTTGTTCCTTTTATTTTTACTAATTCAAGTAGTAAAATGGTTAAGAAAATTAATGAACACCTAGATGATAGGTTAACTAAAAATAACTAATAGAGATAAAAGTCCAAACCAACATATCCCTGTAATCAAAGCAATTTTAACTGTACCTTTAATTCCAAAAGCCCAAAGGAAGATTGCAAGGAAAAATAAAAACCAAAACATTATATATTTTCGTAATGTGTTGTTATTCCAAATGGTGCTTCAAGGTCTTTATCATGATTTGAATGTATCACCCAAAGTGTATCACAATAATTTTCATCACCCCAAGATCCCCAAGGATAACCATCTGTGAATACAATTAGCTTTTTAGGTTGTACCCCTTCTTCTTTCATCCAAGACCAATTAGCTTCAAATTCTGTACCACCAAAGCCACCTGGCTTGTAATCTGTAATATCTCTATCTGGTGTAAACACTTCTGGATTATGAACTTCTGTATCAAAACTCCATACATGAACTTTGTAATCTTGGAATGAATCCATAATACCTTTTACTTCACCTAAGAAAATATTTAATTGTTTTTCACTAATTGACCCTGATGTATCAATAGCAACACATACGTCAACTGCTGGCTCTGGTTGTAAGCCAGGAAGTATAGCATTTACTGTCCAACCCTTACGTGAAGGTCTCATAAATGAATAGTCTGATTTTACAACTGATGTTATATGTTGATCTAATAAAGAACGCCAATCCATTTTAGGCTCAGTCATATTTTTAATTAAACGTTCAACACCTTTAGGTACATTACCTGCTCCAGCCGCCTGTGCCGCCTGTAATACTGCATTTTTAATTTCATCTTTTAACTTGTCTTTATCTGCTTTAGACATAGCAGGCATCTTGCCTTTGCCATCTTTGCCATCACCATCTTTACCTTGTCCTTGACCTTTATCACCTTCGCCATCTAGGTGCATATCAAGAGTAACTTTGATTTCAACTTGATTCTTTTTTAGTTCAGTGTATATTTCATCTGAGTTTTTATCGTAATACTTTGAATCATGTAATCCTTCTTTAGGCATTTTGCCTAACCCTTCACGAACTAACTGACCATTAATTACATAGTCTGTTGCCATATTCCAAATTTGAGGTTGTCTACCTTCTCTACGTTCCATATGATCATATACACAATGCATTACTTCATGCCCAATAAGGAAATCAAGTTCTTCTGAACTTAATGGCGAAATAAATTCTCTATTGTAAAATAAATGCATTCCATCAGTGGCCGCAGTAGGACACCAATCATCAGCATTTTTAAGTTTTAATCTTGTTGCAAGATTACCAAAGAACGGATGTTTTAATAAAAGACGTACTCTACTTTGAACTATTCTTTCACGTATTTCGTGATCTTCTTGAATATTAATCTTTTTCTTTATTGCAGTTTTTGTTGCCATTTGTTTCTCTCTCCTTATTATGTATATATAATAGCACGATATAGAGATCTGTCAACCATTATCTACATAAAAAAACCTAATAAAATCAATGGTTTATTACGAACTAAAATAATAATTTGCTAGACCTAGTACTAATAATGTCACTAAAATAACATTTAAAACTAATAATGCTCTATCATGCCAAAGATATCCAACCCATGCCCAGCCTAGTGTTCCAAATAATCCAAACCACATATCAATATGTGGAATCGTTCCAACACTTCTTGCCACTGTAGCAATTAAGATAAGAACAACTGATACCCATTTGACATACCAAGACAAGTCGCCTTTGGGAGTAACTTTTTTAAACACCCTAGATGAGTTTAATAGTTTGATCTTATCGTCAAGTTTTTCTTTAATTGGTTCTATTGTCATATTCTTTCTTTGTTATCATTTCTAATACTACTGCATCCATTTTAGCACATTTGTATAATATGTCAACCGATTCCATTAAATTGGCATACGTTCTTTCCCACCAATAATGGGTAGAAGACAATTCTCCTCTTGTCACGATTACCTTGTAATACACATCACTCATGATGCTATTTTCTCCCATGCTAAAAAACCTTTAACAATATCTTTGTCCTTGGCCTTTTTAAATGCAAAATAACTGCCACCTGCTATGTAATACCAACCTGTAGCATGTCGCCTAACAGTTTTTTTAAGTTCTTCCTGTATATTATTATCTAATAAAGGAAGATCAATAACATGATATTCACCTTTGTAATTCATGAATTCTTTTTGTGTTAGTTTTCTAGACTTCATTGATTGCTTTCTCTATCTTTTTGTAGTAGTCGTCAAATATTTCTGCTTCTTTGCTGTTTAGATATGCTACAGATCCAAAGCACGGATATCCATTTATACCAGTTGGAAACTGATCTTTCATGTAAGAATAAAACATGCATGGTCTATCCTGATGCATACCTTGACCCATATCTGGTGACATCAACATTAGTGGCATGAACACTGAAGCTATGTCTTGAGGATTTTGTATTTGAAAACTAGTAAACACTTCTCCACGATATACTTGTTGTGCTAGTTCTTTTAGAAATTCATTTGATTTTAAAGGACGTTTCTTACGACTTTTTTTATTAACTTTGTATTCTTTTATATCTTCTTTTTTTATTTCAAGCATATTCTTTCTTATTTTTGTATACTCCTTTTAATGCACAGCTTTTAATACATCTTGGTAGATGATTATCATGTGATGCATACCATCTTTCTCTTAAAGATGTATAAAAATTATTCTGTAATATTTCACTAATTGTATTTTTTGTAAGATTATTAAAGTCTTTATCATTTGACATTACTACATCTTTATATGATTTTTTAGATTGATCATACAAATAACAACAAGGCCACATAGTCATATCTGCACCTATATAAACTTCTGGTTCATCATAATGCTGGCATGTAATTGTTTTTACAATATCATTTATTGTTTTTACACTTTTTTCTTTTATTACTTTTTGTAATTTTGATAAATCGTTATGTGGTAATTTTGTTGATGTAGTTAATTGTATTTCCTTAGTCATTTTTTTAGTTTTATGAACTTTTTTTGCTAGAACATTACGTCCACTTGTTCTTTTAATAAATCTAAAACCAAATTCGTTTGCTAACTGTTTTGCTTTTTCATATTCATGTTCGTTATGAGCAAACGGAATAAACACCCATGCTCCATTTCCTCCAGCTTGTGAAAATGCTTTCATATTTCTTACAAGGATATCCCATTTAACATTTACTCGGTATATATGATTTGTGTCTTCAAATCCATCAACACTAAAATCAACTTTTAAATTTTTAACTTTAGCAAGTTTACTCCACCATTCAGGATTGTTATATCCTCCATTGGTACTAATAATAACATTACCACCTTTTTCACCCAACCATTGCGATATTTCTAAACATTGTGGGTGAACAATTGGATCTCCTAATACTCCACATAATTTAAATTCTTTATTTTTAACTGACTTTTCTGTTTGAAAAAGATGCATGATATTTTTTAATGATATTTCTGAATTTCCTCTTAATGACATTCCCATTTCTGTTCTAGCACATAACGGGCATTGTGCATTACAATTAGCACTAATTTCTAATTCATATTTTTTAATATCAGCTTCTATCATTATATGTGTTTATCCGTTGTATCATGAAAGCACTCTGGTGGTTGTGTATATTCCGGAGACAATGTAGAATCATATTCATACCTTGTGTTACAATATAAACAAACCTTATAATCTAAATTTCCCATAGTCAAATATACGTGAGGATGATCATCTGGTGGTGTTGCTCCAATGCATACAAACCCTTTGACTCCAATCTTTATTGTCTTAACGCCTATATCGTTTTTATATGCTGGTGTTACTGCCATCTTAATGTATAGTCCTACTATTCTTTAGTATTCCTAAATGACTCATGTTTTCAAATAACTGTTCTTTTTTAGATGTCCAAAAATTAAATGCCCATGAACCTTTAGCTGAATTTTCAATTGCCTTATCGCAATTACTTAACAGTCTATTGTACATTTTTTCTAAATCTTGTTTAGTTGTTATGATCATTTTTTACCTTACTTTCTTCTTTCCTTAGGTTATTAGCGAATGATGAACCTGATACTCCTGTTTGTTTTGATTTATTCTTCATTAACTTACTAACAGTAATTCTATAATACTTTTCTGCTTTTCTTAATGCCGTAGCAACAACAGGATCTATTTCTGTACTGAACAATTCAGTATATTTCCATATACCTTTTTTTTCATGTTCTAAAAAATATGATTTTAAACCAATGTCGTGTAATTCTTGTGTATAACATTGTATCTTATATAATTCATTGTTATGCATTATATTAAAAATAAATGCATTGCTATCTATATATTTTTTATAATAGTCAGTTTTAGCTAAAATTTCTTTTTCACTTTTAGTAATTTGTCTATCTTCTTGAGTATATAAAAAATGTTCAACACTTTCCCATTTTACTTCTGGGTTTTTTAAACTTGTTAATTTAAATATAAAAATTTTGTTTTGCATAATAGTACTTATCAGTTAGTACGGGGAACCGATCTACTTTTAAGAGCAGAGAGAGGCAGATCTAGTTCCCCTAACGGCGTTCTAAACGTCTACGATTAGTTTGCCGTATCTCTTATAAAACTCCTTAAAGCTCTTTAGCTCTTTAGGGGAAAACGGTAGTTGGTGATTCTTAAGTGCAATTCTGGCACCAAGTACTACCATTTCAGTTTCAAAATTGTCCATCATATATTGTAAGAAACAATCTGCCATTTTGTGCCAAGGCGACATTTTTTTATTTTTTTGTGCCTTTTCACATTCGTCTTTTAATTCATAACACAATGAAGTAATTAATGAATACATTGCACTTACTTCTTTTGTATCAAGACTTTTAACTTTACCATTTAAAATATCAGTTGGATTAGGTAACTTACCTGCCACTTCTCTGTGAGCATTAAATTTAACTGCAAGACCTTCTCCTACTGCACCAGCAATAATATCTGTAAGTTGTGAACCTTGTAAGTCATTATCTTCAAGCATATCACTTACAAATGACCAACTTCTTGGTGTAGCAAATGCTCTTGATGAACTTCTTGGATCAAAGTCATACAAATCATTTTTAGCAAATGTTAAGTAACCAACTACATCTGCATGGATGTCATGTTTGGTTGCCCAATCTTGCCAGTCTTCGAAGTTAACTGCCATTTCAATATGCAACATTCTATTAGCAAGTGGACTAGGCATTCTATAAGTAACACCTCTATCACTTTCTCTGTTACCAGCCGCCACAATTGATACTCCTTCCGGCAATTTATAAGTACCAATTCTTCTATTAAGAATTAACTGATACGCCGCCGCCTGTACACTTTGTGGTGCCGCATTAATTTCATCTAAGAACAAGATGTCTGTTGCTTTTGGATCACTTGGAAGATCAACTGGTGGTGCCCAATCCATTTTATTTTCTTTAGAATTAAAATATGGAATACCACGTAAGTCAGTTGGTTCTAGAAGAAGCAATCTAAGATCGATTACACTTCTATTAGTGTTCTTACCAATTTGATCAATAATTTCTGATTTACCAATGCCTGGAGGACCCCATAGCATAACTGGTCTTTGTTTTTTAATACAAGCAAGAACCTCTGTCATTACGTCACCGGGTCTTACTGTTCTAGTGTCTGTAGTTGTTGTTTTTACCATTTTTTCTCTCTCTGTTTAAATGTTTATTAAGTATATAATAGCATCGTATAGGTATCTGTCAACCAGAAAAATGCATATTATTGGATAAAAAAATCCAATAATATCAACGGTTTAAAAAAAAAGTTAAAATTTATTCAAAATCTGGTGAATAATCTTGGTTGTTTACAGTACAATTTCTTGACCAAAGTTCAACATCTCCATCAATTAACTTGAGGTCTACTGCATCTTTTTCATTGAATACAACAATTTTCTTATTATCTATATAATAAGGAAGAAGCATCTCCTTCTCAAGATTATGGATATGGATTGCTTTTACACTAAATGGCTGTTTTGTTTTTATTATGTATGAAGGAAAGTATTGTTCTACTATCTGTACACCAATTTTAGTTAACCGTAGAGAATAATCACTTAACCTACTTACAAACATGTTAAGTATCTGTGCTTCTGTTATGCCTTTAGATTTGACATAATCGACAACAATGCGTTTATTGTGATTGATACGGCTTGACATCCAATTTCTTTCCAGCTGTTAAAACATGCACTGAAAAGTCATTGGTTTTGAAAAGTGCATTTAATTTTTCTGCTAAATTAATTGCGTGTCCCGAATTTGAAAATGATACTTTTTTGTATTTTGGTCCTGGATAGTTTACTAACGTATTCAAAGACCTAAGGTTCACTGGAGCATCTTTGTAGAAAACTGCATAGATGGCTTCTGCTTTAAGAACTTGTTCGCTCTTATAGTTTTTAGGGTTAGTGAATTCTAACAATATATCTGGTTTTGGTCTACTCATAATTGCTCCGTTATATACATATATTTATCTCAGTTTAAGTAAAATCTACATGTAACTTACTAAAACTTTAGCCGTTCCTGTTGTAGCAGAGGCAATGTTCAAGTAAGCATTAATAGTAGCGTCAGAACCGGTAGTATATTGGTATGCTGGCTGTATAGCATAGGTACCTGTTGACGTTAAATCTATTTCGTCATTAGTTACAAGTCTATCGGCATCACCTGTATCACCTACAGTTAGTGTTGCATTAGCATCATCAAATGCTACTGTAACTTCTATAGATACAAGTGTAATTCTTGAACCATCGGAAACTGTGCCAACTGCGGTTGTACCTGAACCGCCACCTTGTGTAATTGTTGCTGATAGTGTATTTGCATCTGTGTTTGCAGAATCTTCGTCTGCTAATAAGTTCCATGCACTACCATTGTAAACAAAGAATGCATACTCACCGTTGCCTGAGTTAATAACATAAACAGTATCACCAGTTGTGGCTGATAGAGCATTTCTTGCCGTGATGTCTGCAACCACAGTAGTACCACCGCCACCGCCACCTGCAACAATACCTTGTTCTACTGTTACTGCTAATGGATGTCTTCCATTGTGTACAGAGTATACACCTAATGATGCTAATGGTGTACCAGTTGTTTCATCTAATAATATTTCTCCACCATCTGCTCTTGTTAATTTTATATAGTTACCTGATGATGCACTAGTTGATAATGCCCAACCTGATCCTGAACTTGGTCCAGCAACATTTGAACCGTTACCGTCAACAGTTACGTTTACAATAGTAATTGTACCACCTGTTGAGTTTGTTAATACAACGTTTGATCCGTTTAATGATGCTGTAATATTTGTAGGACTTGCCGCATTAACGTCTGCTACAATGTCTGCACCAATACCAACTGCAATACCATAAGCGGCTTGACCTGCTGTTGTAGTTGAGAATGTTACTGACGTTCCGTTAATTGTAATAACACCACCTGGATATATACCAACTAGTCCGTATGCTAGACTTTCTGTTGATGTAGTTGCCGTTGACGGAGAAGGTGAACTTGATGCTGTTACCCCATGCGTTGATGTACTGCCATTGATGTCTGCTATTGTCTGTGTCAGTGTTGTGCTTGTTAGTGTGACTGCTGTTTCATTAATTTCTAGTACGTCATTCGCTGTTACTGTTGGATCTACCACTGTACCTGTTACTGATGATGCAATAGAATCTGCTATCTTTAAAAACTGTATTTTGCCTGATGTTGAAGTAGTTGTTAAACCACCTGCTGTTGAATTATCTGTGTAAAGAAAATCTCCAACTGATCCAGGTATTGCAGGATTGAAATCAATAATTCTTGTGTTTGGTCTTAACATAAATTGATTTGGACCTGGTCCTGGGTTGGTTACTGTGCCAATTGTTTTTGCCGCTGTTGATGACGTTGTCTTAGCAAATCCTGAACCTGTGATTGATATAACATCGCCTGAACTAAAACCATGTGATGCTTGATCTAATACATAGTGCATCTGTGGGTTTAAATATTGAAATCTTGAGTTAATGTTTTGATAAAATGTTTGTGATGTAATTGAAGCCGGTACTGGATCTATCATTGGGTGTCCGTTTTCATTTAATTGAAAACACACTGCTGACCCTACTGCAAATACACCAGAACCTGATGGCGATCTAAACGTATTGTATCTCAACCAATCTTCTACTACACAAACTACAGAAGTTGTTGTTTTGGATGTTATAGAAACAATTCTACAGCACACACCAGTTGTTGCACCAGATATCCAATCACCTACTTGGACATCTAAACCATTGTATTGAAAATCTTTTCTTGTTAAGTGAGATCCGTGGTCTTGTGCTGTAACTGTTGCTGTTACTGTCCATCTATAATATTTTGGGTTACTACCGCCTGAATACCATTTATCACCTTGTCCATCATTGTGTGGCCACTGTGTATCATTGGCAATGTTTGTTATGTTAAGACTTAAAACTTTTGCTGGTTTGTTTACGTCAATAAAGTTAGTTTTGTAGGCCATCTATTAGCCTCCCATT